CACTCCAGTAGACCAAGAGAAGTCAGAGATATCTGGCATCAATCCTCAGGCTCAGCGCCCGGCAGATGCTGAGCATGAAATCTATGAATGCTATTGCGAGCTGGATATCTCTGGTTTTGAACATAAGCACAAAGGGAAGATTAGTGGCCTCGCGGTTCCTTACGTTGTTACGATCCACAAAGAGAGCCGAAAGGTTTTACAGGTTCGACGTAACTGGGAAGAAAAAGACAAGCTCTGCATCGCCAAAGAATACTTCGTCAGCTTCCCATTCGTTAACGCTATGGGGTTCTACGGCATCGGGCTTATCAATATTCTCGGAAATACTGCGGCAGCGCTGACTGCTGCTTGGCGAGAAAGCCTCGACGCTGGGATGTTCGCCAACTTCCCGGGCTTCATCTATCAGAAACAGTTTGGGCGCCAGCTCACTAACCAATTCCGCGTGTCTCCGGGTTCAGGCGTTGGTATCGACACTGGTGGTATGCCCATCGGTCAAGCCGTCATGCCGCTTCCTTACAAGGACATTGGCGCCGCTTTTGCTGGCTTCATTGTCCACATGGAAGAAGTTGGTCAGCGAGTTGGTGGTGCAGCCGATATCGGCGTTGGCGAGGGCAAGCAGGACGCTCCTGTAGGCACTACGCTGGCTCTTATTGAGCAAGCCACCAAGGTCATGGACGCGGTTCACAAGCGCCTGCATTCGTCACAAGCGAAGGAATTCAAGCTTCTTAAGGAGCGCTTTAAGGAAGACCCTGACGCTTTCTGGCGCTTCAACAACCATCCGGCAATGCCTTGGAAGAAACAGCAGTTTCTGAAGGCTCTCAATGACTGCAACCTTGTGCCGGTTGCTGACCCCAACAACCCCACCAGCATGCATCGTATTGCCAAGGGCGCCATCATTCAGGCGCTGGCCGCTGCCAAGCCGCAGCTTTACGATCCAATCGCTGTAGACGTTCGCACACTGCGTATTGCTGGTATCGATCCTCAGGGCCTGTTCCGCCCGACCCCGGCACCGGGTCAACCCGATCCGGGTATCTTGGCTGCACAGGCCAAGAAGGAAGCCAACCAGATGCAGGCGCAGGCTGCGATGATGCAGATGCAGCTCAAGATGCAAATCCAGCAAGTCCAGTCTGAGGACAAGAAGGCTGATCGCGAAAGCCGCGAGCGCGTCGAGCAGATGAAGATCGTGCTAGAGCGCCTCAAGATCATCGAAGAGCGTATCATCCATGGTGGAGAGGATGATGGTAGCGAGCATGAAGCCATGCAGAACGCTGCTGAGCTGATTGCCAGCCAATACCAGCATGCAAACCAGCTTCGCGCTGATCAGACCCAGCATGTGCAGTCGCTGGCGTCAGACCATATGCAAAGCGAGCGTGATCGTCAGGCAGAAGCCGCCAAGCATCAGCGAGAGCTGGAGCATGCGCGAGAGATCGCGACTATCCAAGAAGAGAACAAACGGCACATTGCGGGTCTCAACAATGAGGCCAAAGTGACGGTTGCAAAGATGAAACCAAAACCCAAGCCAGCAGCCAAAAAAGGGAAGTGAAATGCCTGAAGTTAAGGAAGTCGTCGGCACCAATCTTTTGCTCTATACGAAATTCGACCCGAAATATAAGATTGGTGATACAGTGCGGCTTAAGAGTGGAAGCCCTTTAATGACTGTAGTCGCCTGCAATGAGAACGAAGTTCAGGTAAAGTGGTTTATTAAAAACCAGTTACACGGCGATACTCACCCCCTTCAAGCAGTCAAGGAAGCAAAACGTGGCACATCCCTACAAAAGTCAGGCTGACAGCACCAAAGGCAGCAAGAAGTCATCCATGACCAGCAAGGGTCTGGGCAAGAACACTGACTTCAATGGCGCCTACAAGAAGGTTCAAGGCTCTTCAGCCTCCATGCAGCACATGGAGCAATCAGCCGTCCCGGGCATGAAGCGCGGTGGTAGGGCTAAGGGCAAATCCAAACTTGCGAAAGAGATGGCGACCGCTGCTCTTCCCTCGGCAGAAACCATGATGTCGCAAGCAGGGGCTGGCGCTCCCTCCCCGACGCCAGCCCCGCCACCCCCCGGCCTTCCGGGCATGATGCAGAAGCGTGGTGGCGCCGTTAAGAAAGCGTGCGGCGGCGCATTCAATGGGGTTAATCGGTTAAAACTCTCAAAGAAGTAATACGTGGACACTCTATTCGAGAGAGAGCTTGCCAAGCGCCTGTCTGCTCTTACTGAAGAAAAGACGGCAAGCTTTACACAAACTGTATTGACTCGCGACGATTACATGCGACAAATGGGATACTTTCAGTGTCTCAGAGATGTTGTTGCATTGTGCGATGAGATCAGAGGCGACATCAAGAAGTAGGTATTCTATGAAGACTGCGAACGTGGTTTCGATGCCTGATCCTATCAAGGCAGAGATTATCAAGGACGTTGGGGACATTTCCCAAGTTGAGGTTATGTTCAATTACATTCTGGTTGGCATCTACAAGCGTCCAGAAAAGACCGCTGGCGGCATTATCCTGACCGACAAATCTCGCGATGAGGATATCTACCAAGGCAAGACTGGCTTGGTTCTTAAAGTAGGCCCCACGGCATTTCTCGGTGATGATGATGTCGATTTCAGGGGGCAGTCCGTCAAAGAGGGTGAATGGATCGTTCTTCGCCCGGGTGATGGCTGGCAGGTAAAGGTTGGTAATCGCGACTGCCGTATGGTGGCTGATACCAGCATCAAGCTTAAAGTACCGAAACCGGACATGATCTACTAAGGAGCTTTGTATGCCGCGTCTTCGACCCGCACCGAACGAAGAAGATCAGCTCCCTCAGAATGTCGAGGTAGAGCTTGAGCCGCAAGACGAAGTAGTCATTGAGGCTGATAATGAGCTTGCTTCCGATACAGATGATCAGCGCCAAGCCAAGCGTGACGCTGCCCGCGCATATCGGCTCCAGAAGAAAGAAGAGGAAGACCAGCGCCTCAATGAGAATGCTGATCTTAAGAAACAGCTTGAGGATATGCGCGCTGCTGTAGAAGACAGCCGCAAACAAGCTCAGATCGCTCAGCAATCAGCTCAAGAAGAGCAGAACAGAGCGTCCCAGCGAGAACGTGAAAGTCATCAGTATCTCTCGCGCGCTGAAGAGGCTGAGTACAATTCCGTACTTACTGCCATGGCAGCCGCTGAGAATGAGGCTGATAGCAGCCAGCGCGATCTGGAAGCCGCCCAAACCAATGGCGACTTCAAGTTAGCGGCGGAAGCCCAGCGCCGTCTTTCTCGCGCTGAAGCCAAGATGGTCCAGCTTGAAGAAGGCAAAACCATTCTTGAGCAGCGCAAGAACACTGCGATTGCTCGCGCTGAAGAAGCCAGACGAAATCCGCCTGCGCCGCGAAATGTTACGCCTGAACAACAGATTGACGCTGTAAATACATTGTTGCCAAGTCAGAAGGAATGGCTCAAAGCTCATCCTGACGCTTGGACTGATCAGCGGAAGAACCTGCGTCTTCAGGGCGCCCATGTGGAAGCGGAAGATAAAGGTCTTCAGCCGGGCACTAAAGGATACTTTACGTATCTTGAAGAGCGTCTTGGCTACAAGGAGGCTGTCTCTGATGTCGAAGAAGATGATGAAGAGCAACCGCGCCAGCGGCGCTCAGAGCGGAGAACACTAGTGTCTGCACCGGTATCGCGAGATAACCACGCTCCTAGTGGAAAGCCTTCACGGACCAAAATCACTCTCAACCCGAAACAGCAGGAAGCGGCTGCCATCGCAGGCATCTCGCAGGCTGATTACGCTCGCAACATGCTCAAGCTTCAGGACCTGAAGGAAGAAGGATATTACAATGAGTGAACCCGTAGCTCCCAAGCGCCGTGGCCGTCCCCCGGGTTCAGGCAAGAAGAACACTGAGGCAGAAGTAGTGGAGACCGTGAAGAAGGCGGCGCCGAAACCTGCCCGCGCCTCTCGTCTTCCGACTGACTTTGTGTACGAGATCGATGAAGATGAGGACCGACTTAAGGTCCCGCCGCATCTGATCCCTGACGGAATGTCCTATCAATGGATCACTGACAGCATCTTTGGAATGCTTCAGCCCCAGCGCCGCGCTAGGTTTGAGCGCAAGGGCTGGATGCCTGTCCCGGCCAAGCGCCATGACGGCATTTGGATGCCCAAAGGCTATGACGGTGAAATCAATGTCGAGGGTTTGGTCCTTATGGAGCGCCCCATTGAGTACACTAAAATGGCGCAAGACCATGACAAGCGAAAAGCCAGAGAGCAGGTTTGGATCAAAGAACAGCAGCTCCGTGGTGGTGACGTTAACACTACCTTGGATGGGCGCCATCGAAGTGCTTTGGCCAGCAATAAGATCAACAAGAGCTACGAGCCGATACAAGTTCCTGATGAATAATGAGTAACGTATCAGGTGGCTTTCAAGTTGCGGGCGCCATTCTAGCAATCTGGGGAATGGGCTGGACTTTGTGGGATCACAACGCTGATGCCCCGGGATATTTAATTGGGGCCAGCCTTGTGTCATTGTTAATTGGCTTGACGCTTAATTGAATTTGTCTTAAGTGTGGCTAAGTTAAGACCTGAGATCAGGTTGGGCACGCGCCCGAAAGTTCACACCATCACGCGCCGTGATGGCTTCTGTCAGCAAGCAGAGCTTGTTGGCTTCAATGTTCCGGGATGGTCCCGGTGCAATGAGAGGAGCTATCAATGGCTAACGTCACCGCCCCCTTTGGCTTCCGGCAGCTTCGTCGTCTTGACGGTGGCGCCCCGACCGCTGGTTTTGAAACCTGTGTCATCGCTTCTTCGGACCCCAACCCGTACTTCACGGGTGATCCGGTAGCGACTTCGACCACCGGTCCCTACATCACTGTCCCCTCAACTGGCTTTGGACAAATTCGCGGCATCTTCATGGGCTGCGAATACTACAATGCTTCAGTCAACCAAATCCGTTGGTCAGCCTACTTCCCGGGTTCTGTCCAGACTTCTTCTGGTACCAACGATGTCAAAGCTTGGGTCTGCACCGATCCTGAAATGCTTTACATCGCCCAGTGTTCAACCAACGCGACTGTGCTTTCCAGCCAGATCGGCTTGAACATCGGCAACACCACGTCGGTTTCGTCTCTCGGCAATACCCTGTCAGGCATCTCAGTGGTGTCTCTGGGTTCTACCAGCGTAGGCACCAGCTCGTCTGGGCCGTGGCGTATCTATGACTTCTATTCGAACTACGCACCTCCGGGCACTAATGGCACGGACAACACCTCTGCTGGTAACATTCTCGTTGTTGCGCCGAATAACTTCGACCGCAAGAACTTGACCGGCATCTAAGGAGTAGCACAATGCCCGTCGCACTTAGTCAAATCCGCGATCTTCTGCTTCCCGGCCTGTGGGGTATTTCTGGTAAGTATGACCAGATTGAACGCCAATGGCCGAAAATCTTCAAGCAGACCAATTCCCAGATGGCGGTGGAGCGACGTGCTTCCATGCGTTATCTCGGTCTTGCTCAGTTGAAGCAGGAAGGTGGACCCACCTCCTTCGACAACTCGGCGGGCGAGCGCTACGTCTACAACCAAGAGCATAACGAAATTGGTCTTGGTTACGCCATCACGCGCAAGGCAATCGATGACAACCTCTACAAGGCAGAATTTGGACCGTCCAACGATGGTCTGATGTTCTCCTTTGCCCAGACTGAGGAAATCTACGGCGCCAACGTTCTCAACAGCGGCACCACTTATAACGCCTCAGTCGGTGGTGATGGTGTCGCGCTCTTCTCTTCCGCGCATCCCATCGATGGCACCACCATCGCCAATATCCCCAGCGTTGCTGTGGACTTGAACGAGACTTCACTTCTGAATGCTGGCATTCAGGTGCGGTCTACTTGGAAAGACAACGCGGGCCTCAAAATCTACGCTCGCGGCAAGAAGCTGGTTATCCCGGTTGGTCTTGAGCCGGTAGCGCTTCGTCTCTTTAGAAGCGAGCTTCGTCCCGGCACGGCGTCGAACGATACCAACGCCATTCTGGGCATGAATGACTCCTTCAAGGAGGGGTTCATCGTCAACGACTACCTTACCAGCTCGTATGCTTGGTTCCTGACCACCAACATTGATGGTCTGATCTACATGAACCGCAAGCCTTACGAGATGGATATGTCGGTGGAGTTCACGACTGACAACCTGCTTGTGAAGGGCTACCAGCGTTATAGCTTCGGCTATTACGATTGGCGTGCCATCTGGGGCTCATTCCCGACCAGTTAAGCGGGAAAGGAAAAGGAGAACCAGATATGGCAATTACCCCATTTCCCGGCAACATCGTTGTCTTCGGGCAAGCGGCGCCGGGAGCTGCTGTAACAGGCGCTCAGACCTACTCTGACTACAACACCACTGTAGCGCCCTCCGTGTTCAACATGGGCACGATCCTGCTTGATCCGCGCAGCTTCTATACCTACGCGCCGGGCAATGCTTACAACTACGTGACCATGGGCTGGTTCGGTAACAGCCCCAGTCAGGTTATCGATCAGGTCCCCACGGTTGTTTCGTCTAACTCGGTAGCACAGGCTCAGTCATTCGTGGCTGGTACTGCTCTTACCCTGACGGCATCCAACACCAACAACGTCACTACCGGCGTGTCGATCACCGCTCCTGAGAGCGGCGCCACTGTAACTGGTTTGCGTGCCATTGATGGCGCTCAGACCCCGGTTACTTTCGGTTCTGATGGCTCGATTGGTGTCTGGGACCCGACTGAAGCTATCTCCCGCAACGTCACCATCACCACCACTGGTGTTGATACTGGTGGCTTCTGGACTGTTACCGGTCGCGATCTGTACGGCTTCAAGATGAGCGAAACCATCGCCGCTTCGTCTGTGGCTGCGACCGCTGCTGGCAAGAAAGCCTTCAAGTACATCACCGGGATTACCCCGACCACGACCGGCACTTTCGGTTCTACCATCGCAATGGTGGGTGTTGGTGACGTGTTCGGCCTTCCGCTGTACGTCAGCAACGGCGCCTATGCCCAGATCAACTGGGGCGGTGTCTCTTATAGCTCAACCAACGTCACTGCCGGGCAGTCTTTGTCCAGTGTGGCTACCAGCACCACTCCTGACGTTCGCGGCACATTCGCCTCCAGCGTTGCGAGCGATGGTACCCGCCGCTTGGTCATGATGGTCTTCCCGTCTGTTGCTGCTACGGCGGCATCCATTACTGGTGGCAACGCTGGTCAGGGTGTTGTAGGTATCAGTCAGTACAGCTCGGTCTAAGGAGATAGATAATGGCTAAGGGTAAGAAGAGTGGCGGCAAGGTCGCTGGTGGTATCGGCAAAGCGGTTGCTTATGACGGCGCTTCCAGCAAGACCATGAAGGCAGCCAAGAGCAAGAGCTACGCCAGCGGCGGCAAGGTCGGCGGCGGCGGTAAATCTCCGTTCTCTGCTGCTCATATCAAGACCAACGGTGACGCTTAATACCTAGCAGGCAGGGTCCATGCCGATTACCACGCTATCGTCTGTCGGCGTTTCAGGGGCTCTCAATCTTGATTGGATGGGGTCCAAGCCCACTACCTGTGTAGTGACGCTTGGCTCCACCACCATGACTTCAGACTTTACCGTCCAGTACACACTGGATGATCTTCAGACTTCTACATCTCCGGTCTGGTTTGGCGTCAGCTCAGCCATTGGTTCTTCTGTAACCCACTATTCGGCGTCCAATGCTGATGGTGTATCTCTTACTTTCCTCAACCCTATTGCTGGTCTCAGACTGTCGAGTACCGCTATCAGCTCCAGTTCTTTGACCATGAAAGTGTTGCAGGGTCCGGGGGGCTAGTTTCCCGTGATTAACTACAACACCGCAACAGTCAATCAGCGCCTAGATGTAGTGGTCAATAACATTGACGCTGGGTCTTCCAATGGCGTCCTTAGGCTGCTCGACGCCAGCGCTCAGACAGTAGCGACTATCGCTCTGGTGAAACCATGCGGGACAGTATCCAACAAGGTACTGACCTTCTCTGGCCTTCCACTGCCGTGCCCACTTACTTTGGTAAGCGCACAAATTGTGGCTGCTGATATTGAAGACAGTACGGGTTTAGTGGTAGCTTCCGGCCTAACGGTAGGGCAATCAACTGCCTCAGATATCGTTATGGGAAATACGATTGTCAGCTCAGGTCAGATCATTACATTGACCTACGCGACTATCACGGGAGTTTAACTTGGATAACGAAGCAAAGCTTACCCCGCGCAATACCGATCTACTTCTCAAGAATGGGAAGGCGCCTCCGTTCAAGATGCTGCCTGAGATGCCTACTACCCCCCCCACCCCCCCTACACAAAAGGCCGAACCCAATCTGGGTACGCCGCTATCAGCAATTAAGCCGCTGAAGATCGCCATGATTGGCACCGCGCCATCTTCGCGCGATCTGGCGCCGTTTAATGATCCTTCTTGGACCATTTGGGCATGTTCTCCGGGTAATATGAACGTTTTGCCGCGAGTTGATGCTTGGTTTGAAGTTCACAGCAACCTGCTTTGGCCTGAGTGTATTTCCTACGGTGCGCCGTATGTTGAGTGGCTCAAGAAGCAGACGTTCCCGATCTACATGCAGGACAAGAACCTTGTCCCGTCAGCCATCCCGCTTCCGATCAAGGAGCTGACCGACGAGTTCGGCAAGTATTTCTTCACCTCCAGCTTCGCCTACATGATTGCTATGGCGATCAAAGCTGGCGCCTCTGAGATCGCCTTGTTCGGGATCGATATGGCTTCGAAGGATGAGTACATTCTTCAGCGACCGGGTGGTCACTACTTCATGCAGGAAGCTGCCAAGCGCGGCATTCTTGTAAACATTCCCTTCGAAAGTGATCTTGCTCAGCCTCCTGCACTTTACGGGTATTCTGACAGCACGCCGTTTGGTCGCAAGATGCACATTCGCGAGCAAGAGATCAGAGGCCGCGTTAACGGAATGAAAGCTGAGCGCGACAAACTAAACCACAGCATCACCTATCTTGAAGGTGCTTTGGAGGATATGGACTATATCAAGGGGATATGGGCTGGAATTCAGACCTGACTTGGGCTAATGTCCGGTCATGATTATGGAGATGGGTAATGGCTAAATACGCAATCACTAACGGCAGCACTTCTGGTGCTGGTACCCAGCAATCCATGGGCACGGCTTACGCTGGATCGATGATCGGTCTGACCGGCGCCAACTCGGCTCCTAGGCGCATCAAGGTTTACGATGTGCTGATTGGCACCAACGGCACCCCGGCTGATAACTTCGTTGAATGGGATATCAGCCGTATCACCACCAACTCCACCGCTACTTCCGCCACCCCCCAGCCGCTGGATTTGGCAGACGCCACTTCTCTCACAACCACCACTGTCAACAGCTCCACCTTCGGCACCATCACGGCTAACTCCAACGTATTCTACGTTGGCGTCAACCAACGTGCTTCGTATCGTTGGGTAGCTGCCCCGGGTGGCGAGCTGGTATCACCGGCCACTTCATCTGCTGGCTTCCAGCTTCGTGCAAGGTCAGGTGGTTATACCGGTACCGCAACTGGAACGCTGCACTTTGAGGAACAATAAGTTGTGCGGAATGCTGGCGGCTATGCTTATACATTCGATGTAGGCGGCATTCGTCAGGAAGCCGACACTTTCACTTGCTTCCATTGCAATACGATTGTCGTCGTAAAGCCAAAGTGCGATCCTTGCGATCTTGGTGGACTATGCCGCATCTGCGATAAGATGATATGCCCAAAGTGCGTTGACTTGGGCTCCTGCACGCCATTTGAAAAGAAGCTTGAGCGCCAAGAGGCCATCTACCACAATAGAAGGTCATATGAGTAATGGCCCTTCTATATAATCTCGTCAGGGTAAGAACGGCTACCACTGGTACCGGCACTGTAACGCTTGGCGCCGCAATCCCCGGATATCTAACGTTCGCTCTTGGTGGCGTCACTGACGGTCAGACCGTTGACTACGCCATCAACGATGGACCCAACAGTGAAATAGGCACAGGCGTTTATACGTCTGCTGGCACCACTCTTTCCCGATCAGTTACCAGCTCTACCAACGGCGGTTCGGCCATATCGCTGTCTGGATCGGCGCAGGTTTTCATTACACCTCGCGCTCAGACGCTTAACGACGCCTCAATCATCACGACTGGCACAATGGCCACTGCCAGACTTGGTTCTGGCTCAGCCGTCTCCACGACTGCTCTGTTTGGTGATCAGACGTACAAGACGCTTGCTACTATTGCTCAGTCGGGTAGCGCCAGCGATCTAAGCACAGGTACTGTCCCGACAGCCAGACTAGGCTCGGGCTCTCCCGGCTCAACGACTGCTTTATTCGGAGACCAGACTTATAAGACTGTCACGCAAACTGGACGGCTCATCAGTCGCCAGACATTCTTCGCGACCAACTCAGCAATCACCCCGCCAGCAGGCGCAACGTCTGCCATTGTCCGAATGCAGGCGGCAGGCGGTGGCTCTGGTGGCACCTCGGCTGGTATCTGCGCTCCGGGCACTGGAGGCCCGGGTGGCGGCGGGGCGTACCTTGAAGCATACGTCGCGACACTATCTGGCAACTTTAACTACACGCTAGGCGCCGCTGGAGCTGCGGGTACGGCTGGTAATAATGCGGGTGGCGCTGGTACAGCCAGTACGCTGGCAATGACTGGTATTACTACTCTCTCTGCTCCCGGTGGACTTGGTGGCGGTGGATGCTCCTCCACTGGTGGCCAAGCAAACATTGGCACTCCCGGTGGTGTCACTGCTGCTCCGACAATAAACAATACAGCCTCAGATTGGGGTACGAAAGGAGGTGGCGGATTAGTCGGAGTTCTCGGGACTTCTGGTGTTTTTTCCGGCACCGGAGCTTCATTCCGCAGTGCAGGCATAACGCCGTTAGGAGCGTCAGCAACGGCGTCGTTATACGGCGGCGGCGGTCCATCAAAAGCGACTATCACAAACAGCACACAAGTCGGCATTATCGGAGCAGTAGGTATGCTCGAAATAGAATGGTACTCATGATGGCAAACTTCCTGATGTTGACAATAGATGATGAGCCGATGGGTGTGGCTCAATGGAACGGCGATACCGTTTGGCAATTCCCAGAGGGTTGCGCCAAGATCGTCCAATTCGATGGAGCGTTCTATCCCGGTGGCATTTGGGACAATCGCACACTCACCATCCTAGACCCAGACCGTAAGCCTGATGAGCCAACAACGGCTCCAGCGGCAGGGGAGGTTATGCGTGTCATTGAGTAGCATTGTTATCCCAAACCCCCGTGGAGAACTCTTCACCTTTGAGAAGGCTGGAGATGTGCTTCCTATGCACACTCATGACGAGAACGCTCATATCACCATGATCATGCGCGGAAGGTTTCGTATTCATGGTCCCGGTATCGGTGACAAAGAGTACGGAGAGGGGGCTTTTATTGATTGGGCGCCGGGCGTAACTCATGAGTTTGTGGCGCTGACAGACAACGCAAGAATGGCTAACATATCTAAAATTCGGCAGGTGGAAGACTAAACAATGCTCGGCTTCGACGCACTCGGCAGGGAAGCCATCGGCCAACTGCCGATTGAGATCGTCGTTGTCGATTTTATAGCGTCTCTATCTACACCAATAAGAAGGCGTAACTACACCGCTCAGCAGGAAGACTTCTTCGGCGCCACAGCGCAGACCGGAGAGAATATCTTCGAAGACAAGTGGCACTTTCCTTGGTCTGAGCCTGTAAGAATAAAGCCCCGCGCTCTGATGGCAGCTTCCGGATACTTCGGAAGCTTGGGCGCTGGCACCTTTGAGATAATTTACGAAGACAAGTGGCACTTCGCTTGGTCTGAGCCAATCGTAAAGACCAAGGCTGGTCTTGCTACCAGCCGACAGCAATTTATTGCTTGGCAGCCAAACACCTTCACCAAAATGGATTGGTTCAATCCATTGCATGATCCTGTCAGGGTCAAGCTGGGTCTTAGGGCTGGATTGCAGACGCCTCTATTCGAAGTCTACCAGCAGTCGGTCCTGCTGGAATGGTTTATGAGTTTCAGCGAGCCTGCCCGCAAGAAAAGGGGTGTGGCTTCTCAAGTACAGCCGTTCTTCAACTTCCAGCCTACGCCTATTATTAACGTCTCTTGGATAGAGAAATTCAGCGAGCCTGTACGCAAGAAGCCAAGGCTTCTGGATGCAAACCAGCAGTTCTTTCAGTTCTTCCCCAACCCGCTGGTTAACTTCAGTTGGTTCGACAACCTGTCTGACCCAGTTAGGGTAAAGCCGCGCCTTAGAGAGGGCAGTCAGGTCTTCCTGATCAGGGCTGAATTCATCCCGATCAACTATGACGTTCGACTGGACGCCACGGAAACTAGGGATTTCCTGCTGGCCGTTCTGTACCAGTTTAATGTCCCCGCGACGGCCTATGTGGACATCATTTCCAAGGACCCAATGCACCTTGGAAACGTCGGTGTCATTGAGAATACTGCACAATCAATTATAGTGCCCAGAGCAAGGGTAGCGATCATTACTGGGTGACAGGATGCCAACCAATATCGTCTCAGGAAACACAGCTCAATTCGTTGCTGAGTTTATTGACGCTAGTGGCGTTCTGACAGTCCCCTCTGGCGCCACCCTGAATATAGATTATCCGGTCGGGATCACGACATCTTCGACCGCTATCTCCATGACCCTCCAGAATAGCTTCTTTACCGCTACGTGGTCTTCCAGCGTTTCTGACTTAGGGTTGGCGCCGTGGTATATAACCTCAGTCGGCAGCACTGCTGCGGCGGCTAGTGGCGAATTGAGGATCATCACTCCATGACCCAAGTAACATCAGGCACGTACAATTTCGCACCCAGTTTGGGTGAGGTTGTTCTGAATGCCTTCGCCAGAATTGGCGTTCGCCGCACTGAGGTTCTGCAAACCCATCTCGCGGACGCGAGAATGGAAGCCAACCTTTTGCTTGCCAGAATGTCTGATCTGCAACCCAATTTGTGGACAGTTGATCTTCAGACGCTTCCGCTTCTTCAGGGGTCAGCCACCTATACTGTGCCTGCTGAGACCGCCATGATCTTGGACGTGTTCATTAGGTATGGGAGCCCAGCCACTGATAGATCGATTTACCCCATAAGCCGTTCTGAGTACGCAACGTACCCAAACAAAGACCAGCAGGGCTTCCCCACGGTCTACTGGTTCGACAGGCTTATCTCCCCAACCATTACGCTGTGGGCCGTTCCTGACGGGAATGGACCCTATACGCTCAACTATTACAGGGTCAGGCAGATACAGGATGCTGACTTCTCTAATGGTCAGAACGTAGAAATCCCGTACCTGTGGCTGGATGCCTTTACGGCTGGTTTGGCTGCCAGATTAGCCAAGATTTACGCTCCCCAGCTTGAGCAAATCCGCAAAATGGACGCTCAAGAGGCTTGGGATATTGCTGCAAAGCAGGATGTCGAGAATGTAAACCTAGTCATCAGCCCCGGATTGTCGTCTTACTTCAGATGAGCTATCGCCCGCACGGAAGAGCAAAAGTATCGTCCCGAAATCCTCGGGCATGGGGAGTTTGTGACTTTTGCGGAGCTATCTACAACAGGGATGAACTTCAGTGGCAGTACGAGTGGGCCGGTCCAAGGATCGTTAACCAGAACATGCTGGTATGCGAGAGCTGCTATGACACACCTCAAGAACAGCTCCGTTCAATCGTTCTTCCTACCGATCCTGTTCCGATAGATGATCCTAGGATAGAGCGATATGTCCTGAATGATAACCCCGTTTCCCCGTTGGGCACCAACATTGGCAGCCTCTTACAGGGTGCTGGATTGCAAGCAGCGTTTGATAGCAATGCTAACAAACCATTCGGAATGTCAGCAGTTTTATTCACTTCCACGCTTCTTGATACCAATTACGTTGGCAAAAGCTGGGTAGGAATGGACCCAAACAACCCAACCCAAGGGGTCACAGCCAGACGGTTTGTGGCAACGGCGCCGAATAACGCCAGTTTCCTTGGTGCTGGCACTACTGTTTATGCTTTTCAGGGGTCTGATCTGCCGGTCGGTTGGACCACGCTTTACACAGGAACAACTACTGGTGTCGTTGGTGAGATCATTGATGTCACACTTACGCCAACTGACGGATACCTATACCATCGGTTCGTTATCACTGGGGATGGTATCACTTCAGCATCCGTCGCTCAGTTAATCATAGACAATACGGGTTAGGCTCATGGCATCCACCCTAAACTACACCACCTACGTCAGTCAGCTCGCGAACTTGACCGTGATCTCGTCTAATGACGCCAGCTTTCAGACCATGCTGCCCGGCGCCATTGATTACGCTGAGCAGCGCATTTACCGCGAGGGAGACTTCCTTTCTACCTATGTTTACGACATAGGAAACTTCGGAACCAATGATGCCACTCTTACGTACCCGACAAATTTCGGGACCTATTTGGTTGTAGATCAGGTCTTCGTAAGCACCAGTATAAGCACGGCTGGATACGCCTCAAAGTACACTCCGCTGTCTGTGGTTTCCCAGCCATACATAGCAAACCTGTACCCGGGCGCTTTAACTGACGTTGGCTTTCCGAAATACTTCTGCCAAGCCACAAACACTTATGGTTTGGTCGGCCCCGTTCCTGATCAAGCCTATAGCTTTTACGTCTACGGAACTCAAAGGCCGCTGGCTTTGTCAGCAGCTAACTCCAGCACGTTCTTGACGCAGACGCTTCCTGATCTGCTCATAGCGGCGTCCATGGTCTTCATATCTGGGTACATGCGTAACTTCGGCTCTCAGGCTGACGATGCTCCCATGGCCACTTCTTGGAGCAAGCAATATGACATTCTGTTTGCGTCTGCCGGAATGGAAGAGCAGAGAAAGAAATTCGGCTCTCAGGGTTGGCAGTCTCAGGTACCTAATCCGATTGCTACGCCTACGAGGGTCTAAATAAATGCCTATGACTTCTGTCACATTGCGTCCGGGTGTTAACACCATGATGACGCTATCGCAGAACGAGGCTGGCGTATCCGCGTCTAATCTTGTGCGCTATCAGCAAGGAATGATCCAGAAGAATGGCGGCTGGACGCTGTTCTATCCGGTTGCGATTGGCTCAACCATCAAGGAGATATTCGGCTGGGAAGGTCTTCTCAGCAACGAGTATCTTGGTATTGGGGCAACTCAGTCTCTCAGCGTGATCGTTTCTGGCGCCAATACAGACATCACCCCTCAAACCAGAACTACCAATCCTGCCATTAACTTCTCTATCTCAAGCGGCAGCCAGATAGTCACGATTATCGACCCTAATTCCAGCGCTACAGTGTTCACCACGGTGTATCTCAACACCCCTGTGGCTATTGGAAATCTGCTTCTGAATGGAGCTTATCCGGTCAACTCAGTCATCGGATCGAGTTCATACACCATTCTTTCCAGCGTATCAGCCAGCACTACTATTGCCAGCAGCGGCGTAGTCCCTCTGTTTGCTGTGTCGTCTGGTAGCGCCAGCATCACTGTTACGCTTCCGAACAACAACTACGCAGCCACGACTGGTCTGTATCAGCAGTTTATCGCTCCTACTAACGTTGGCGGCATAAACGTGCAGGGCGCCTATAGCATCCAGACAGTCATTGACTCCACCAGCTTCAAAATCAGCGGAAACGTGCAGTCATCTGCGGCGGCTTCAGTGTATATGAACACTGGTCTTGCCCAGATCGTGTACTACTACACTCTTGGCCCTCCCGCGCTTCTTGGTTTCGGTGGTGGCGGCTTCGGTGATGGTGGTTTTGGTACTGGTACAGCGGCGCCATCAGGCTCTGGTACGCCTATCACAGCAACAGATTGGAGCCTCACTAATTGGGGTGAAGCGCTTCTGGCTTGTCCGTCAGGTGGACCTATTTATGTCTGGTCTGCAAACAGCGGCTACCAGAACGCTTCAGTGATACCTACGGCGCCGTTCTTTAATGGAGGCATCTTTGTATCTCAGCCACAGCAGATTTTGGTGGCGTGGGGCTCTGTGCTTAGCACCGGTGTTCATGATCCGCTTGTTGTTAGGTGGTCTGATGCTCTGGATTACACTGTCTGGACGGTAAGTTCGCAGACTTCTGCTGGCTCTTATCACATTCCAACCGGTTCACTTATCAAGGGTGGAATTCAGTCAGCTCAGCAGGGTATCATTTGGACTGATATTGACTGCTACGTCATGCAGTACATTGGCGATCCACTTATCTTTGGCTTCAATAGAGTTGGTTCTGGCTGCGGACTTGTAGGTCAGCACGCCTGCGGAATTCTGAATGGTAACGTTTACTGGATGGGTCCTAACAACTTCTTTGTTATGGCCGATAGTGGCGTTAAGCCAATTCCATGCTCAGTTTGGAACTTTGTCTTTCAGAACATTGATACCAGCAATCTAAGCAAAGTAAGATGTGCTGTTAACAGCATGTTCAATGAAGTGTCTTGGTTCTTCCCTGCCCTAAACGGCACTGGAGAGAACACGCTTTATGTAAAGATGAATACCATTGAGAACGAATGGGATTACGGCTCTCTTGGTCGATCTGCTTGGATCGATGTTACCGCTCTGGGCAATCCTATTGGCACCGATCTTGGCGGCTTCATCTACCAGCACGAACTCGGTTATGACGCTGGTACGGTTGCCATGGATAGCTCATTCCAGACTGGTTACTGGTCTATCGCTGACGGCAACGAAATGGCCATTGTGGACTGGGTTCTTCCGGACATGCAGTTCACGACATACCCGGGCGGAACCAGCGCTGGGCTGTCCCTGACATTTTATTCTGCTGATTACCCCGGGGATACCCCTAGGTCATATGGTCCATTTAGCTTTACACAAAGCACGGAGTACATAAACACTCGCATCCGTGGTAGGCTCATGAGCATGAAGGTCGAGGGGATGGATTTAGCGTCCTTTTGGCGAATTGGGCGTATTCGCTACCGTTTTGCTCCAGATGGAAGACGATAATGGCCGGTTTAACCGATATCCTGTCCGCTCTGCAAAACGGCGTGACGGCTATAAACTCATTAAACACCACTCTCGGGCTGGTATTCCCGGGGGCGACCACGGTCTCTACCACGGCGCCATCTTCGGCTGGCACAATAACCTTTAGCTCAAGTCAGGCTAAAGGCTACATGAGCGTCATCAGCTCATCTGGTGGCACCTTCAAGATACCGCTTTATTGAGGAAGCCATGATTGTAAACGGCAAAAAGGTCTCATCCCAGATCGGCGGGCTGTCCTCCAAGAAGCCTTGGAAGGGCTACAAGCGCGGTGGCAAGGTCAAGAAGGCTGACGGCGGTCCTGTGAAGTTCGACAAGTCAGAGCTTCCGCCTGAGGTCCTTATGAGCCTCATGCATCCCGACAAGAACTACAAGGACGCGGACAAGAAGGCGCTGGTTGACGTTAACGATCCGGTGCAGTTCCCGCGCGACCGGTCATGGAATTCTCTCCATGGCAGCCCTGATTATGGCGATACTTACGCAGATGGCGGTGAAATCCCTGACGTTGGCGAGCCTCTTATTGGTAGTGGCGGAACGTTCTCGGAAGGCTCTCCATGGGCCAATAAGGCTGCTGATATTGGCGGTAAACTGGGTGGTTCTGCCGCTATTAGCGCGGCCACGCTCCTTCCTCGCTATATCAAGGCCACGGTAGACGCTGCCAAGCAGCCTGCTGGCTCTGAAGAGGCTCATGAAGCCTATGGTGATGTCGGTGATGTCACTGGCGAAATGGGCATGAATATGATTGGTCCAAGGGGTGGGCCAAAAACTACCGCTGGTGTGTTTGTTGGTCCTTGGGGCGCTCATATGCTTCGTGACGCGGATCGTGGCGCAGTTAAGCCTCACCCTGTCATCGGTGAAGAGATTAAGCAGAGAGCTTCCAGCCTTCGTCCAGAATTCCAGAATATCTACAAGAGTGGCGCCCAAGACTTGCGTGATGCTCAAGCTCGCGGTGTTCTTGAGGCTAGGCAGGGATCACTAAATCCTCAGACAGATCGTGACGTGTTTAATAAGTCTGGCTGGAGTTATGGTCCTGCTGGCGATGTTACAAAGGAAATTCCTGATATTGGCGCCAAGCTTGTACCGTTAAAGGGAACCAATAAGTTCGTGCTTGATCACCCCGCAGGTGACTTTCACAAATTGTACGAAGTCCCACCGATTGAATTCGACCCTAAGATGAAAGTAGGTAACGGTGGATTTAATCCAGAAACAAACCAGATTACTATTGGCGGATACCCTTCGGAGAAAAACCTAAAAGCTTCTATCAGCGTAGTTCTTCACGAAATTCAGCATGCTATTCAGAAGAAAGAGGGCATGGCTCATGGCGCCAATCCGTATATGGCGCGAGAGCGACCTGAAGTTACTCAAGAATTTTTCCCTGAAAAAGGCGCTCCTGAAGAACTTATCCATAGAGGAGGCGGTACTTCTCTAGCTGAACTTTTGGGAATTTCTGAAGGGCCAAAGAGAAATGCCCATATACCGTCTTGGCACGAAGAAATGGTATCCAAGCAGGCATCTCGCGGTGAAGACCCGTTTGATATGGACGCTGCCATTAGGCGAGCTGTATTTGAAACGTACAGAAAATCTGCTGGAGAAACGCAGTCAAGGAATGTTCAAGACAGACGCGCCAAGAGCTATCGATACGGTATGCACCCTGCCGATACTGAAGACGTAACTCGTGGCTTGCAGTGGGTTGACGACCGAAATAAGCCTCGTGCCCGAAAAGATATTCAGATCGAAGAGTTAAGGGCTGGCGCCATAGATAAAGAGTCGCAGGAGATTTTGAATAATATATATGGCGCTCAAGGCAAGCACTACATCGCCAAGGCTGGTGGTGGTGAAATTAGCTCCCCGCCTTGGTTTGTGAAAAACGAGGGCCGGTCAACGTCTGGGATGCTTAAATCTTCCATCCCGGGGCGCACTGACAAGATACCGCTTCAGGTTGGCAGCGGAAGCTATGTGCTGCCTGCTGATATCCCCAGCGCCTTGGGTCAAGGCAATACCATGGCTGGAGGCTCTATTCTGGACAAGATGTTCAATAAGGGTCCCTACGGCATGAACCTGCCGCGATCCAAATCAGGCATGTCCACAAAGATGGGGCGCATGTCTTCTCTCACTAAGGTTCGCAAGTCTGGATACGCAGATGGTGGTGATGTCGAACCAACCGACATCATCGCTGCTGGTGGTGAGTATGTCTTGACGCCAGAGCAAGTCGCTCATGTCGGCGGCGGCAACATGGATGCTGGCCACAACATTCTTGACGCCTTTGTTAAGCAAGTACGAAACGATCACATCAAGACACTTAGAAAATTACCCGGTCCAAAAAAGGATTAAAATGACCGCTACTATATCAACAGTTCGAACAGCTACTCCTGCTGACGAGGCTGAGATTTGGCGCCTATTCATGATGGCGCATAGGGAAAATGGAATATTCAGGCTTTCACCGCATAAAGTATCTTACTTCCTGCAAAGAGCCTTACACCCAGAAAGTATCCTGCCTACTGATCTTGGCCCCAGAGGCCAGATCGGAGTTATTGGCGTCCCCGGTAAAATCGAGGCCATTGTATTCCTGATCCTTGGAGAATTCTGGTACTCGGACGAAATCCATCTGGAAGAGCTTCTGGTTTATGTAGACCCAGAATGTAGGAAGTCTGTCCACGCGAGAAGCTGCGTGGCGTGGATGAAGAAGAAATCTGACGATCTGGGTATTAAATTGGTGACTGGTATCATTTCCAAGCACCGTACCCAGAGCAAGATCAAGCTTTACGATTTGCTTCTTCCGCGAGCTGGAGCTTTCTATATTTATCCTCTGGATGATCCAGACATTAAACGCATGAACCACAGCATGGAAAAACAAGCGTGGCTTGATGCGAAGAGGGCATAACTGTATAGAGATAGCGGGGAATTATTGAAGGACGCCTGAAGTGGGCTCTAAAGGCAGCCAAACCACAACCAACCAAACGCAGACATATACTCCCAATGCTGCGATTGGTGGGGCGGGTAATCAGGCCATTAGCATGGCCCAAAGTGCTGCCAGTCAGCCTTTTAATCTGCCTCAGGCTCCTGTTGCTGGATTTCAGGGGGATCAAACCCAAGCTTTCCAGCAATATCGCGATCTTCAGGGCATGGCTCAGCCCTATTACAATCAGGCCAGCGGCTACATCAACAATAGCGCCCAGCCAATTACTGGGGCCGATGTAAACCAGTATTACAATCCAATGGCGTCCAGTGTGCTTGCCAACCTGCACGAAAGTCAGGGTCAGCAAATGCATGACCTTACTGGCAGGATGACACAGGCCGCTGGTGGTGTTGGCGCTGATCGTATTGCTGTGGGTCAGGGCGAACTTGGGCGCCAGCAGAGCTTGGCAGAGGGCCAGACACTTTCTGGGTTGTACCAGAACGCTCTTAACGCAGCGCAGCAGAACAAACAGATGCAGGCCAATGCCGGGTACGGCTTGACCAACCTTGGTACGACCGCGCAGGGCGCGGCTATCCAAGGCGCTGGAATTCTCAACCAGTCAGGCAACCAGCAGCAGGCTCAGCAGCAGAACGTCCTGAATTCGCCATACCAGAACCAGCTCGCCCAACTGGCCTATCCGTTCCAGACCGCTCAGTACCTCGCTGGGATCACTGGAGGGCTATCTGGCGCCATGGGTGGCACCACGACAGGCACCGGTACAAGTCAAGGGCCAGCTCCCAGCATATGGAGCCAAATTCTTGGTGGCGGGACGGCCATTGCTGGCGGTCTGGGGGCCAGTGGTGCGTTTGGCAACAATGGCTGGCTTGGGAATGCCATGGGCACCAACGCAGCCTACGGCAACGGTAATGGCGAGTACGGCGGTAGCTCCTCCAATCCTCTTCCCGGTCTTGACGCTGGTGACTACGGCGCTGGGTACGCTGACGGCGGCGGCGTCATGGGTAGCACACCATCGTGGATGGATGCTGCCGACATGATCGTGCCTGACATGAAGGTGCAGTCTCAGGCCAGCCCCGGCGCTCATCTTGACCTAAACCCCAATAAGGGTGGCGGTGGTGGGGGTGGCGGCGGTAGCGAGCTGGGTGACATCGCCAAGATTGCCAGCACTGTAGCGACCATCGCTCCTATGCTTTCTGACAGGCGCGCAAAGGAAAACATCAAGGAAGTCGGCAAGACCCACGATGGTCAGAAAATCTATCGCTACAATCTAAAGGGCTCTCCTCAGACCCAGATGGGGCTGATGGCGCAGGAAGTAGAGAAGGTTCATCCGGAGGCTGTTGGTAAGCGCGGTGGGTACAAAACCGTCGATTACGCAAAAGCTCTGTCCAGTGGTGGGATCGTCAACGGCCCCGGCGCCTATGCTTTTGGTGGCTCAACCTTCGATGAAAGGTTCAACGGCGGTGAAGACAATAGCGGGCCTTCTTTTGACGATAGGTTTAGTGGCTCCAATCCTCTCACTGGTATGTTTGCTGCTGATGGGGGCGATGGCTCTTTCAATACTCCTCTTGGTGATCCTCCATCTGATTTTGCAAACCGGTTCGCTGGCGACGGCGGCGGCTCAATGGGTGATATGTCGCGCGGAACGGCTCTGGCGCACTATCTGAATGATCCTAACGCCAGCAAAGGCACTAACGACTTTGAGACCGCTGGATCGATCAACCCTGATGATCCGGTTCGTCTTGACCCGTCAGCTACTGATAAGTGGCGTCAGGACAATCCTCTTCCTGTTGTGGCAGCCTCTGATGTTAATCCTGCATCGCCATCTTCTCCAATGAAGAACCCTGCTGCTGCGGCTGCACCTCGCGCTGGCGCTCCAACGTCTTTGGCTGCGCCTCAGGTAAAACCAGACGACTACACCAGCTTGGATAAGGGTCTCCCGTATCCCGATCTTGATCCCAAGAACGATGTGTCGCGCAACTTTGCCAAATCGCCTTGGATGGCGCTGATCAGTGCTGGCGCCGGAATGATGTCTGGCACTTCTCCGTATGCTGGCATCAACATCGGCAAGGGTCTTCAGTCTGGCGTAAAGACGCTTGAGGAACAGCGTAGCGCATTGGCCACGGAGGAAGGCGTCAATCAGCGTGCCAAGCAGTTGATGCAACAGGCTCAATTCCATCTTGATCAGTACACCAAGATGACGCCTTACCAGCAGGCTGAGATCGCTAACCGCAAAGAGATGACTGAGATCGCCAAAGCCAACGCCAACCTTAAGGGGTGGGTGGCTGGCCCTGAGAATATGGTTAACGGCGAAAAGACTTTTATGAAGCCTTCTACCGGCGAGGTTCGCATCATTAAGTCTGATGGGTCGGTCATCAGCGGCAACATTGATGATCCCTCCAGCTTCACCAAAACTGGTAAGTCAGGCGCGGCTGTTCCTGTCTCAAAAGAAGAACAACCCCCGCCGCCTATGGGTCAGAAAGAGCTGTCTAGCGACCTTAAGCCGCCTGAGAACGCCATCAACCCTTCGATCTATCGCAAGGGCTCTCCTGCTTTGGCTCAAGCCACTCAGGAAATGAAGAACGTTACACAGCTTCACACCAAGGAAGCCAACAACCTTGGTAACGAGAAGTTGCTGGTCGATAACAGTAAGCAGGCTTACGGCGTGCTTATGAAGGATCAGGATCAGGACGGCTTCCTGACGAAACTGGCTACCATGCGCGGCAACAACGTCGATGAGCGCGTAAGATATGCTAGGTCATTGAACGAAGCGGCTCGCGCTGCTGGCAAGCCTCCTGTGATTAATCCTGAGAAGATCGCGGCGATGGAAGTCATCTCCAAGGATCAGAAGACCCTTGGTATGTTGTTCGCCTCCAATCTGTCTTCCCGTGAGGCTTTCGCTGGTCAGCAAGTAGGTATTGAAAGCACTCCCGGCTTGACACAAAGCCCGTTGGGTATGCTGCGGTTGCTGGCCGGTTATGACGCGCAACTTCAGTACACCACTGACAAGCACGCCTTCTTCACCAACTACATCAAGAAGTACGGCGTTGCGACCGGCTGGGAACAAGCGTTCGACAAGCAGAACCCGCCTGATCGCTATGTCGTGCGCTCAATGATGGAGAACCTGCCCAACCGCAGAGCTGCTGAGAAGCTTCCTGAGGCCGTTAAAATCCTGCGCGAACACAGGAATAACCCTGACGTTGTTAAGGGCTTCAACAAGAACTACGGCAACACTGCAAGCTTCTGGTTGAACGGCAAATTGGACCTTCTGGGGGCGCAGTAATGGCTGAGCCCACTGATTTCTTCAACGAACTATCAATGCCTCCAGCACAGGCTATTCCGCCTGAGGTTAAGCGCGTTCCTGTCACCAAGCAGGATAACCCGGCTGACTTCTTTCAGACCCTAGAACCTCCTCCTCCTGAAGGTCCTCAGTACGGTGGTCTTGAGACTGCTGCTCGTCATGGTTTCCAAGGCGTCACCATGGGGTTTGGTGACGAGCTGAAGGGATTGGCCGCAGCCAGCGGCAAGGAGCATTCGCTACCTATTCCCACAGATATCGCTCATGGTCTGGCTAGACTTGGCTGGCAGAAGCTTACTGGTGGAACAGATGCCTCTGAGGCTTACACCAAGGCTCGCGACGAAGATCGCCAGACGCTTGAGCAATCTCACATTCAACATCCTATTATCGGCACTGGCGCTGATGTTCTTGGCTCTATGGCTGTTCCGGGCGGCTCCATGCTTAAGGGAGCGACGATGGGCGCCAGAGCGCTTCGTGGCGCCGGTCTTGGTATCCTTCAGGGTGGCGCGCGTGGTGCTGGTGACGCGCCTGAGATGGAAGACGTTCCGAAGAGTACAGCCACGGGGTCCATTATAGGTGGTGTTCTTGGCGGTCCAATGAATGCTGTGCTGGGTCCTCGCGTCATGAGCCCGGCACGCAAAGCCCTAATGGATGTGGCAGACAAATATGGTGTTCAACTTCCTCACTACATGGTCTCTGATAGCCCCATCGTGCAATTCTACGGCAAGGGTATGGATCAACTGCCATTCGTCGGCGGCGCCATCACCAGAGCGGGAGATAAAGCCAAGGCTGGGATCAAGGACATCAGAGATGAGTTCGTGGACAGCGCGACTGGTTTGTCGGGCACCGCTCCCACTGAAGCCAGAGAAATAGCCTCTACGGCAGCCACTAAAGCTCGCGATCAGTTTGTTGAGGACGCCAAGAAGGTATCGACGCAAAACTATGACGACATTACTAATCTTATGGCTAATCCAAGAGCGCGCATCTCTCCTTCCAATCTACAGAATGAGATTGCCGATCAAGCCGCGAAACTAACCACTTACGCTGGTGATGCAGGACCTATCCTGCGTCAGGCCCATGAAGCCGCCCAAATGCAGGGTGGCATGACCTATGAAGGTATGAAGAACCTTCGCACCAGACTTTATAACAAGTGGAAGACCATGGAAGGGCGGTCTGACACAGATCGTGCTGACTACATCGGCATTATCGGCGCTGTATCCAAGGATATGGAAGACGTTATTAATAAGGCTGGTGGCCCTAGGGCTGTTGCCGCTTGGAAGAAAGCCAACGTCCAGCATGGCGCTGGCAAGGATATGGCTGAAGAGCTTGGAACAGCTATCGGCAAAGGGACTGGAGATACGTCTGCCGCAGACGCGATCTTTAGAAATGTCGGCGCCACACGTCCTAATATCTCTGAGATCAACACTCTAAGAAATACAATGCGTCCTGCTGATTGGGACAAGGTGCAGGCTTCAGTTGTCGCCAGAATGGGTGCTGACGATGCTGGAAACTTCAGCATGCAGAAGTTCATTTCGGCCAACAACAAGATGGCTGATGCTGGCAGGGATGCACTTTTTGGGATGGCCGGAACACCACGTCGTGATGCTTACGATGCTATCCTGAAGTTGGGACAATCTGTGCAAAACGTGGAGCGCTTCAACAACGCCTCCAAGACTGCGCCTGTATTGCTTGGCGCTGGCGCTGCACTGCAAGCATATAACGACTTTCGCGAAGGTTCTTACCTTAGAACCCCGATGGAGCTTGGCGCCGGTCTAACTCTGGCAGCCATTCTTGCTAGGCCAGCTACAGCGCGTTCCGCGACGAGGTTTGCGAACGCTATGGACAAATACATCAACAACCCAACCGCTTGGGCTGCTGGTAAAGTTCCGCAAGCCGTAGAGGTTGCCGCTCGCAACTTTGCAATTTCACTAGCGAATTCCTCAGGTTTGGATAAAGATAAGTTAGTGAATTCATTCATTGCCCCAACCCCCATCTGGGAACAGAAGTAATGGTAGACCCAACCACCACGAACCTGATCATGGCCCAACCGATACGCGCGAGCGATGTAGGTACGTGGGACGTTCCCGTCAATGGAAATACAGGCATTCTGGATCAAGCCTTTGGCGGCGTCACCACTCTGGCGCTGACCAATTCGCCAGTTACCTTAACAACCTCTCAAGCTCAGAACTCGGTCATCAGGCTTACTGGGACGCTCACTGGTAACGTCGCTATTACCATGGCGTCTATCTATAAGTTCTGGACGGTAGACAACCAACTGGTGAATAGCCCATCAAGCTATTGCGCTACAATTCTGTCTACTGGTGGCTCTGTGATCATTGGTTGCCCTCCGGGCAACACGGATATCTACTATGACGGAACCAGCGTCAAATATCGCAACCTAGACAAATTGGGTGAGTATTGGGATTACGTTGGAAGCACAGTCCCAAGTTGGGTAACTGCATGCACGAACAAACCGTATCTCAACTGCGACGGCACTGTAATCAGCTCCGCTACTTATCCGCAGCTTGTGAACCTGTTGGGCACGACTACTCTTCCTGATAGTCGCGGCAGATATCGCGCTGCTCTTAACCAAACCACTGGTCGAATAACCTCGTCTGGTGGTGTTGACGGCAACACGGCTTACGCTGCTGGCGGAATACAAAATCAAAGTGTCACTATCGGAACAAGTAATCTTCCAGCAAGCATCCCGTACAAAGACCCGGGGCACACTCACGCACTAACTGGTGCCTCTAACAGTCTGAACGCCAGTATTTCAGGTGTTACTTGGCCGGGCGGCACTGGCGGCGGCACCCTTACTATTGGTATCTCGTCTGCCACTGTTGGCATTACCATCAACCCAAGCACGTCAGCAGTGGGTACTGGTAACGCTGTGTTCCTTGCCTCACTGCCTCCGTCATACGTTGGTGGTATCACCATGGTCAGGACCGGTTTGTGATGATGGAAATGGTTGTAGTAAAACCAACGCCATATCCGACCGGATTTATGTGGTGGTTTCGAAACGGTGATAGCTGGCATGCGCCTGACTACAATCAGGCGAACGATGGTCCGCAGCCGTATCTTCCTAATATCAAGAACCAGTTTCTTCGGGACTTCTTGTGGTTTTGTAGAAATCCAATTGGCAACTTCATGGGATTTGTTATTGGATTTGAAGGTTCCGGTTACACAGTAAGGGGGCCGTCGCCGGTCCTTATGACAACTCTATATGACGCCTCTCCTCGCCAATATGGCTGGAAGTGGACTTTGATAAATGGCTGGGCGCCATTTGTATCCTACTCGGGGAAGTTTGTGCTTTGGTACCTTGGCTGGCGTCCTGCCAGTGGAGGTTTTGGCTTCAAACTCAACTTCCACACGGGTGGCTAATGGTTACTTGGCCTAAGGATAATCAATCCTCGCGCAACGCCTTCTATGGTGATCCCGGTAAGGGAGAGATCGGCCCTCAGATGGTGCCGGTAGTTCCTCCGTTTGCCATGTACTATGAAGGCAAGCGCATCAAGAACATTCAGTTTCATCGCAAGGCAGCTTCTTCATTGCTGGCAGCCCTGAATGAGATTTGGGACTACTATGGTCGAGATCAGAAGAAGATCGATGCTGCTGGTCTGTCCAGATACAATGGCGCCTACAACCATCGCATGGTTCGTGGATCATCTACCAAGTGGTCCAACCATGCATACGCTGCCGCGATAGATATCAACGCAGATGAGAATGGTCTGTTCGCACAAGGCAATATACCTCAACCAGCAATCGACGCTTTCTTAAGACAGGGGTGGATGTGGGGCGGTTACTATTCAGGACGCAAAGACCCTATGCATTTCGAGGCTGTAGACAATGGAGGACGAAAGCCAAAGTCTCCTCCTCCTGCTTGGCCAGCCGCAATTACTCCTGTTGCTTTCATGGAAACGACATCGGCGCCGGAAGACGAGTTCGAAGACGAAGAAGCTCCTCATCCGTCCTCGTCTCAGATCAATGATCAGGGCATCAACGTCCAGCCTAAGAACAGCACCTATGACGTTGACATTGAAATCCTACAGCACAAGCTGATCAAACTTAACTACCACGAAGTTGGTGATCCTGACGGGTACTGGGGCGGCAAGACGCGCGGCGCCGTCACCGCTTTCATGAGTGACCGTGGGCTAACCACTGACGGTGCATTCACTACGGCGGTATCCTCTGAGCTTAACAAGGCGCTTGCTGAGAACTGGTCTCGTCCGATATCTCCGCAACGGGCGAATGCTACCGCTAGAGATATCGCTCCGAAGGTGGATGTTGTAAGGCAGACGCTGCTGCAAAAGTTCTGGGCCAAGATCGCTGCTGGTTTCGCTGCAATTGGTTTTACCGGATCATCGATCAGTAGCTGGTTTCACGAAGCAAATGAGAAGTTGGCGCCGGTCAGGGATTTCCTTAAAGGGGTTCCTCCGGAAGTCTGGTTTATCATTATTGGCGCTGTAGCTGGTCTTGCTTGGTATGCGTCTAGCCGCGCTACCAAGGCAGCCGTGCAGGATTACAACACAGGAAAGATCAACTAATGCCAGTGATCCTGTTCATAGCCAACCTATTCGGCATTAGCGTCATTCGCCTAGCGATCTACGCTGCCATCGCTGTAGCTGTGGTGACTGGCGCATTGGTTATTCGGCAGCACTACGTCAATCTTGGCTGGGCTAAGCACAAAGCCGCTGTTGAAAAGCAAGACAACAAAGCCGTCGAGGCTGGCAAGGAAGTTGAGCGCAAGGTCAAAGCTTGCCTTGATAACAGCTACTGGGATGTGATTACGCAGAGCTGCAAACTGGATGAGGAAATTCAATGAAAAATCTTGGGTGTATTGTCCCGGTATCAATGATCTTTTTGATTGCTGTTTTGTTGTCAGGATGTGCTGGGCACGGTCCCGGCAGCGTTATGGGCGGCGAGTGCAAGGTTTTTAATGACCCCGGTTTCGCTGTTCAAGGCAAGCGTCACAAGGACAAAGCTTGGATAGGAGAGACCCAAGAGAAGGGTATTGATGTCTGCAAGTGGAAGAGGCCGACGCACATCTAGTGTGGTCGGCTTTGAAGATTGGATTTCGGACATGCCCGGAGCATCAGGCGGCGGATCACCACCAGAGTACGGGTATCACCCTGTAAAGACGATGCCAGAGCGTCTCGCGGCGATGGAAGTCCGCGTGGACGTTATCCGTGAAGACGTGTCCGAAATGAAGGAAACTCTTGCGGAGATACATGAGATTATCCTGCAAGGAAAAGGCGCCAAGTGGGCGATCATTACCTTTGTAGGCGTCGTGGCCAGCATGGTAGGCGGTGCTATACAAAAGTTTTTCCCCGGTTTTCCGAAGTTATAAAAACTTCCATGTCAAGACTACAATCTCGGTTTAGTGGATGCTAACTGCCCTATATCAATTGGGGCAGATACAATGAAACGCATCACACTAACTCTAGTTGCCGCACTTACTGTGTTTTTTATTTCTTCCAATGCGGAAGCCAAAAGGTACCACCAAAGCTACTCAAGCGGAACAGTTGTTTCGCATCCACCGGGATGTCCGCGTAGAGCCTTCTGTGGCTGCGGTGCCTCCGTAAAGGTGTTTGGAAGGCCCGTGAGGGACCTTTATCTGGCAGCCAACTGGATGAGGAAGTTTCCAAGAACTCACCCAGCGCCCGGTATGGTTGCTGCACGGCGCCATCATGTTTTCGTCCTCCAAAGCCATGTCGGCGGCTCCGTATGGATCGTCTATGACGCCAACTCTGGGGGCGGTCGCACAAGGGTCCACGCGCGAGATATCTCGCCCTATGTAGTTGTTAATCCTCATGCTTAAGATATTTGTAGCAATCCTTTTGCTGGGCATAACGCCTGCTTCAGCAAGTTCCGGCCTCGCAAGTTTCTATGGAAATGAGAGCGGAAACAAGACTGCATCCGGTGAGCGTTTCAACCAGTACGCCATGACGGCAGCCCACAGGACGCTACCTTTTGGTACGCATCTTCTGGTCAGCTATCAGCACAAGACAGTTTGTGTAAAGGTCAATGACCGTGGCCCTTTCATAAAGGGAAGGGTTCTTGACCTATCTCTTGGCGCCGCAAGAAATTTAGGTCTCATACATAAGGGAGTTGGAATTGTTACTTATCATGTTGGCTGCGAGTAGCCTGCTGGCTGCTGATATCGAAGAGCCCAAGATACCGTCGCGGTTTACATGCGCTGTGGTGCGGTCGCTCTATAAGCAATACGCCAAGCATTACTCTCAGGCAGACATGGAAGCCTACCTGAGAAGTAAGGGTATCAATGAGGGAAGGATAGAGAGAGCAAAGCTCTGTCTGGTTACTTGAGAAAAGCCTTGGCTACTTGCTCTGCGTAATCCAGCTTTCTATCAAGTTCTTTGACGTGGCGCTCATGGCCAATCAAAGCGTCATCCTTGGTGGAGTATCTTTCGCACTCCATCTCGGCGCCAATAGAAGCAACAGAGTTACCGCCATCGCCCGGCTTTTCCCAGCGCTGATCATCGAACACCATTGTTTCAAACAGAACCGGTGGACCACCACAGCCAAATCTTTGGTCTATGCCCAAAAATACAGTTGATACGAGATACCCGGCACGCTCGTACTTAGCTATGAACCTGTTTTTCTTCTCATAGAACTCAGCCCAAACAAGCGGATCACTAACCTCAACCGGGATACCATCCTTATCCAGTATCCAGTACATGCTCATCCCCTTGTTCCAAATCCAATTGTTCTGAGTTGTATATTCTTGCCCTGATTGAACAGCTCGGCAACGGTGTATTCGCGCTTCTCAATAGGGATCGGCAGCTTCGCTACCTTGGCAGCCGCTTGTGCCTCGGTCAGGTTCAATGGTCTGGTGTGCATGACGCCAAAGCACCTACCCGGTCGGATCAACGCATGATCCACGCGACCAAAGTCAGTGATATTGGTTGTGAACACCATCTTCTTGTTCGGTAGTTTAATCAGGCCGTCAGACACGTTCAAGAAGCGAGACATCAGCTTGTTCCCGTCCTTCTCTCGGTCAGACAAGATGGTGTCAGCGTCTTCGATGATCATGATATCGCTATCGTCATCGAACAAGAAGTCCTGAAAGATGCTGTCCTTCTGCATCAGGCTCTCGTCATAGATCACATGCGCGGTCAGCTTATGGTCGCTGATCAGATGCCGCAGCAACGTGGTCTTCCCAGTGCCGGGGGGGCCAGCAAGCATCAGCACAGCCTCGTCTGAGGCCATGAAGTCTGCCAGATACTTCCTTGGGTCCCCAAGGTCGGGGTAATACTCAGGATGGATATCTGTACGAAGCGGCGGCAGGTAGACATCCTTGCTGTCCAGCCCGTGCTTGCCAACGAACCACCACTTCACAGAGCCAATCTTCTGGGCTTCGAAGTCCGCGCTGATCGCCTTCTTGAGGAACTCAGCAACGTCAGGCCGGGAGACAATATCGATCTTGATTTCCCAGACTTCCTTATGCTCCTCGGCATTTAGGAACATAATCACAGGGGCGCCAGTGATCTCACCACCGGTAAAGACCATCTCATATAGGTCAACGCGATGGCTAACGATGGATACGGCGCGCGGAGACCCAGCCAAGTGGGATTTAGTCCTAGAGATAATATCAGCGATGGACATGGTTTTAGCGATAACGACTTCAATCTTAGCGTTGAAGAGATCGCCCGGGGTTTCAGCAATGAACTGTGTAGTAAGCTGATGGTTAAGACTGGTATCGACCGCAGACATATGCTGCATGTCGAAGAAATTCTTGCCTGACATTTTCCCTCTTACGTATTTTAGAGAATGCCAACGATCCCTGTAACGCCCCTTAGGACGTATCGTGGCTGGATCAATATTGTACTCTTCCCCAAGAAGCTCTATTGCCTCTTCTTGACTTCCCCGTTCATCATCTTCTTCCATCCTGAAGCCTTTGATCCCGGGAACGGTTTCTTTGCTTTAGCGATACCGTATGTCTTTTTTAAGACCCGATCAGCTTTCTGCATTCGAGGGTTATCTTCGGTGAAGGTCTTCTTGTTGTGGCAAATCTTTATACAAAGCACCTTGCAGTTCTCAAGCGTGTTATCCCCGCCAAGACCGTCAGGTGTGTCGTGATCGTAATGGATGTTCCCAGCGGTAAGCTCTATCCCGCAACCTTCACAGTGCGGGATACCCTTCTCGTTGCAGCAGCGCTTGAAGGCTAAGAACTTAACCCTTTTGGGGAATTCTTTCCGCATCGCGATACACCGGCACCGTTTCTAGAAAGAACTCCTTAGAGCTTTGAGAAAAAACAAGAAGGTCCATATCCTCACTAGCTCTACCAATGTCGGTATACGCGCGGATCACCCCGCAAGATGAACCGTCGCCTTCTTTCCACCAAAGGACATGAACATCTTCCATGTCACTTCTTCCAGAATTTGCTGCGCTTCGTGTACTTGCGCTTCTTCTTGGCGCCAGTCTTTGCTGGTTTCGCTACAGAGCTAAACGGCTTCGCAGCAATCTTCTTGACGGGCTCCTCAGTCTTCAGGCCAGTCTCAATGAACGAACAAATCCGGTCGGTTTCTTCCAAAAGCGGACTGCCAAGAACGTGCCCGCTTCTGATCAAGTCGGTGATTACCTGATGACGATAGGATCGCTGAGTGCCAGCAAGTTTGTTTTGAAGTTCATCGATCTGGCTAAACAGCTCATCGATGAGATTTTGATTTTGTCCGCTCATAACCTACTCTCCGCTCTGTGTGTTGCCTCTATGGATTGCTGCTCGGAATGTCTCATTCGAAGGTATTCCATTTCCACCTTGAACCTGTTGGCTTGGCGCCGGGCCTCAACCATACTGGTTACGTGGGTCTTCCATTGTGGCGAAGACTTAACCAAAACTTCAGCGCGATTTACAGCAAGCCTCATGTTGTCGCTGAGAAGCGCACTGGTCATCTCAGCGAATACGGCGCTCTTGGTCTCTTCCAGTATCGAAGCAGCCGCGTCAGCGTCAACCCACTGGTTGGCGGCAACGCGGTACTGTTCGGATATGGGGCGGTTGTCTATCAACCCTTGTTCGCCAAATATTTGTCGATCTGGTCGGCAACCATATCAGGTGTTATCGCGCTATGGTTTGCTTGACGGGTAGTCTTCTTCCACCAGAGATACCCATTGGTAATCTCAGTGGTTGGCTGCCATTTACCATGGCCCATAAAGATGTTTTGAGCTTCACTGTAAGGCATTGCAAAAGTTTGCGCCATAAATGAGGCTCCATTGTCTTGATTGGCTACCGGTACTTCATCCCAGAGCTTTCTGGCAAGCCCCATCGCGCAGTGTTTGCAATCCCCGTAGTCCCAAACAAAGCCTTTCGGCCAAAACTCAGGGTGCCTCAGGGCATAAGAAAGAGCCCGCAAGGATGGCTTGGAAGCCGCATCCAAAAAGTTCGTGTTGGAAGCCTCTTCTGGAGTGGTCTTTGCAGCAAGCTCATTGGCTTCCCGCAACATCTTATCGATAGTGTCCTGATTACTCATGGTGTTCCCTCTTGGTCAAAACGGAATGTCGTCGTCCATATCCGCGTTGGGCTTTGGTTGAGGTACATTTGGGGTCGGACGCTTGAATTTGCTAGCCCCACCCCCACCACCACCGCCATCTATTTTCTCTTGGCCGCGCTTATCCTCTGAGATTTGTAGATATTGGTTTCCTGCGGCAGAAGTCTTCTCCCAGATCGAGATAGCGGTCTTGACGCCATCGATCTCAATCACGCCAGAATAGACAGGCCCATTCTGAGCTGTCTTTGCGAATAGCGCTCCGCTTACGCGATAGTTACCCGGCATTTACATTCTCCAGTTTCGGCAACTCGTTGATGGCCTTTGTCATTGAGGCATTGAGATTGGACGAAATCTTCGGCGCCGCCTTTTGCAACTCATCAAGAGCTAGCGCGTTCTTTCGAACCCACTCCCGCCCGATAGCATCGTTCTTGCTCGCCTTTACATAGGCGATGAGGATTTTACCGAAATCCACCCAGTCGCTACCGGTACCGTCTGCCGTCAGGTTCACAGGAACCTGATATGGAGCAATATCCTTAACCTGCGCCGATGGCTGGACATTGGTGGTGATGACATCGGGCTTTGGAGATACTGGCTTGCGGTCAACTGCCTGTTCCACCGCATTCCCGTCAGCGACATTGGCGTCATCGTCTTCCTCGGCTGCGATACCCAAGAGGCTCGTCAGCGAGTACCGCCGCATGAAGGTCAGCGCAGACCCGAATTGCTGGTTGCTACCGCCTTCCACGATCAGCGGCACCTGACAGGCCAGCCACTGCCCTGAGGAGTGCATCAGGCGCGTATCCAGAATGTACGTCCCCTGATCGTCCTTCATGATCTGAGTGAACCAGAGGCCATTGCTGGTAAGCGGACCACGGATGATATCGATGATGTGATCCAGCGTAGCGTATTTGAAGGAATACGAAGTCTTGCTTTGGTCGCGCGGCGATACCTTGACGGTACGATTGCGCTCTGGCGCCTTGATCTCTGACTGGGCCATAGCGAGTGCGGAGACCAACTCAGCGATCTCTTCGCTTCGAGTTGTATCAGTCCAGCGGGGTGATACGGATTGATCCATTTTTGGCTCGCTTGATTTGTAAGAAGTGTCCGTAGATGCGTCTTGCGTCATGTGGCATCATTTCCTTTAGGGCAGCCTGTGCTTCATCGAAGTCCTTGGCTCCCTTCTTGTTGGCAATCCATTGTGACGCCATTGCGGCGTAATGGTTGTTTCCTGAGAAGTTTACCTCAATCATTTTGTCATGAGGTAGGTACACTGGCGCCGGTTCTATCACAACGGGCTCAGTCATATCCCAGACGTGGGTCATGAACCTGTTGGCTCTGGCCATCAGCTCGTCTGCGTAGTCTCTGTTGTAGTTGATGTATTCGATGTATGGTTCGGCGGCGCCAGCAATAATGGAGATGGCGCACTGCTTTGTTGCGGTGCATTCCATTTGCCAATGCATCTGCGGCATATAGCGCTGAATGATTGTATCAGTCTTCTCCCATCCACCAACGTGCTTAGTCTCCACAGGACACGCCAGCACATTATCGAAGCCATCAAGAGTAGCAGCGGCCCACCCATAATCAGGATGAACCACAACTGCCCCTCGGTTAACGAGTATGTTACCTGTCTTCTTCTCGTACCAGTCAAGGTTTAGTTGCTCCGTGGTTTCGCCAAGACGCACAGGCCAATTGTCTGAGAAGTCTGGCTCGACATAATCAGGACTACCAATCATCTCGCGCCAGAGATTGAGAATGCGATCCTTGTCGCCACTGACCAATGAGCCAATGGCGCTTGCGGTTAGCTTCCCTTCTCTGGCGGTCTTTTGTTCAGGAGTAAGAGCCACGGAGTTTCTTCACCTTGTCCAAGATGTTGTTGGCGAACTGTTCGGCGCCTTCTGCATTCATCCCAACCCAAGCGACCTTCTCACCAAAGTGGATGATCACATTGCCCTGATCAATGCCTACAGCAATGACCAAAGCCCCCTCATCGTGTTCGCTGATCTTCCCCTCGGGGAAAGTCCCCGTCTTTCCAATCTTCATGATCCCCTCTCCATTGCAAGCTTTGGTAGCTTAAAGTCTTTCTTTTCTCGGTCCCTCACTTTTATGTCCAAGGCATACCAGAACAGAATATCTGATATGTCGCCCATGATCCTGAGGTAGCTAGTAACGTCCTTCAATACGGTAACGTGAACCATAAAAAAGAACACGGCCATCGTGACAAAAACGGCACGAAAGGTAGGTATCGCTGGCTGCGCGAGAACGAACTTGTTGAACACCTCAGGACCAATTGACTGAAGGTAGTATCTCATCCCGGCTATGATAATCAGCAGCAACATAACAAAAGCTGCTGGCCACATATTTCCTTGCTGGATCAGGAACGTGATACTCCAGAGACCATTCAGGAATATCAGTGTCCCAACGTAGACGCCAGTCCAGTCGAACGCCCAAAGATACAGATCATTCAGGCGCGCGACTAGATAGTCATCCAGCTTTCTGTAAAGCTCGAAGGGGCTTTTCATGCATCACCCGGTCTTCTTCAGGGCAGCCCTTTGAGCCTTGCCACGCGCAATGTTGTGCTTGATGATCAGCTCTGACTTGGTGGGCATCTTCCTCGGTTCCAACCGATGAATTTTCTGACCCTTGTCCATGTGGTCAACTATCAGCCTATACAGCAAGTCTCTTGCGCTTCCACCAGACGCCGCAAGCTTCTGGATGTTCGGATCATTGATGGCGAACGTCTTGAGCTTCTGGCGCGATCTGGCGTCCACGACCAGCCGCTTACCATCCCAGAAGTTCTCATGGGAGACAAACAGGCGGGCGAGACTTTCGAGGAAGTTGCCGCGAAGATGCGTGGTCATATCCACGTACTTGACGCCCTTGATACCCCAGATTTCATCCATCACTTCGAAGAAGCGATAGGTGTTGTCGCGCATGGTCTGGATACCGATTTCTTCAGCCGTGCGCTGAAGGACGCCGGGCACACCAGCAACACCACCGCTATGGGCTGAACCCCGGTTGAGCATGATCGCTGCCTTGCAATAGACAAGCGCCGTCATCAGTTCGTTGCGGCTCATCTTCTGGTTCCAGCTCACGCGATTATACAGCGCGAAACTGGGATCGTTGTGGGTCAGTCCGTACAGGGTGAGCAGACCGTTGCTTTCCTCGCGAGCGTTTCGCAGGATCACATTGGGAGACATGGCTGTGCGGTTAAGGTTCATGGCGGTAAACAACAGCTTCTCGCTTTCGCGATCAGTGTTGAAGCGAACCTCGGCGCCAAGGCGGATTGACGCGGCACGTTCCGGGTTCTCTACCGCGAACTTCCGAAAGTGGCTGACGCGCTGAAGGCCGTCAATGATGTAAACATCATCTTCCAGATGGAAGGAACCGCCGCGCGTAGTGAAGTGCTGTCCACGCATACCAAGCATAATGTCTGGAATGCGCTCATTCTGTTCGATGGCGGCATAGAGTTTGGACTTTCGACCACGCCCGTGAATATCCAGAACTTCGCGCTGATAGTCGCCAACGCGCAATTCCAGAAGTGCAGGCAGATCAAGCCAGCCGTGTGCAACGATTGATCCGTCCGCACTCTTTTCATCCAGAGTAGCGTTCTGAAGGCGAACGGAAATGATATCCCTATCAGGCTTAACCATAGTATTTCCCTCTTGTTAGATTGTAGCGGTGGAGAAGGATGGGTACGACCCATCTATGGCGCCATCCTCGGTTATGGCACGGCTGTTATCCCAAGCGGCTCCCCCCGCTTCGGCTTCCCCGTAAATGATTACTCCATAGTGAATTCGCGAACGCCTTCGATGATGTGGTACGGAGAACGCTTCTTGGCGGGACCCGGCTTAACTTTCTTCTTGGCAATTGACTTGCTCTGCGACTTTCCACTTGCCCGATGGGAAGGCTGCATTGGAGCAAGAACGTAAACGCCCGGGAGAAAATTCGCGCCGCGATCAAAGGCGACGACTTCAAGTCGCATAGATGGAGGAGTGTGATAACGAAACCACTTTGCGCCAACTTTCAGATAGGTGCGGCTCTTAAAAACACGAACTGAAGTACACTTTGGTACTTGTCGCAAACAGGCTCGCGCAGCAGCACAACTGGAAGGGTCTTTAGTTTTTCCGCCAGAGATATCCTGACGGCTGACTTCGATCACAAGGCGAGACTTAGCGTCATGAACCGGCATTCCGTCGATCTTCAAATTCCGCATTTTGAGTTCCCTCAATTGGGTTTCGATATCCTCAGATACATACTGGGTATCTGACTGTCAAGCACAATCTGTGTGTTTACTATTATGGGACACGATGTTTACTTTTCTGGGCCATGTCCAAGTAACATTGCGACGACGCTTTCGGCCCATAGGTTCTCACCACCGCGAGACCTTAGCCAGAACATCAGGCTTGGCCGGTCAAGATCAGCAATGTCCACACTATCCCACTTACCATCGGAGTTGATGGCTCGGACATAAATCCCAGTCTCCATCGCCCCGACGCGATCACCCACCTTCAGATCATCACTCATGGTTTTTCCCCTTGTGGTCCTTGCCAATATACATTATGGGTATAGATGCAATCTGCAAGGAGGCTGCTAGTGCTTTTACGTGAATGGATGGATCAGAAGAACGTAGACGTTCTTGCTCTAGCTGGCGCCCTAGGCGTTTCGCCGCATACGGTCAAAAAGTGGCTTAGATGTGGCCAAAAAGACGGAAGAACCCCAAGACCAGTGATGCAATCCAAGATAAGAGAATACACTGGAGGGGAAGTAATGCCAAATGATTGGGTAGCCTAGAATGTCAGACGTGGAAGTTGGCTTAGTTCCGAAGGTTAAGAGGATCGGTAACTACAAGAGAATTCAACCAGACAGTCCGTGGGATGAAGGAAGCATGGAGCTTCTTACTAGATGGTGGGAGCTTGGTAGGACCGCTAAGGAGATAACCGACAAGCTAGTAGAGTTGGGGTATTCTATTACCCGTAACGCCGTTATTGGTAAGGCGAATAGGATGAACATCAAGCAGCCGCCTCGGGACTTTTCCCCGAAGGACAAAAAGAACAAACCCCGGAAGCGGATCATTGTCCCCGCCACGGACCCGCGCGCCAAGATTTGGGGCAGGAAGAAGACTGTTCTCCCGACGTTCATTGAGACCAAGAAGCTTGATCCCAATAACCCGGGCATTCCGATCACGGAGCTGACTGACGGGAAGTGCAAGGCCATCGTTCGGGACGGCACGTTCAATTCGCTTGCTACATATTGTGGTGAGCCGGTTGACCGACGCTCGTTCTGTGCTGGCCATGCTGAGATTTACTACCAGCCGCCAATGCTACGGCGCCGGTAATGAAACTGATCAGAGTTGTTGCACCGCACTTCGTCGCTGGTTTTGAGAGTGACGGCACCATCAAACGCGCGGCTCCTATCATGAGCTATATGGTTGGATGGTCGGACGACAAAGCCCGCGAGTACATCCTTTCAAAAGGATGGAAAGCCAGTGTTATAGAGAATTAACGAGGCAGACGAACTGGCACGTCGTTCACGGTGAGACCTTAACCCTCCTAGGTGAGAGCTTAGGAGGAAGGGCCTACACCATGTCAGTGACAACTCGGGAGAGACCGGGAGAACCCGGCTGGAGGGCCTAACTCACTCCCCTCAAAGCCGGGAACTGGAAGGGTGGCAGAGCGGCTTATCGCAGCGGTCCTGAAAACCGAAGTGGGGCAACCCACCGGGGGTTCAAATCCCTCCCCTTCCGCCAATTACTTCCAGTGTGGAAACGCCGTGGCTGGCAAGAACCCAGTCAGTATCTGGATGAGCCATAAGCACACGATCACGATCAGGATCACCTTGACCACGGTCATGAAGGGCTCTGGGATGGGCAAGACACCCAAGATGGTAGTCACAGCCCAATAGAGAAGCCCGCAGACAAGTATCGCAATCAGTAGGGAAATTAGCGAACTGGCCATTCCAAAACCCTCCATTGGATATATGTTAAGGGGCATGGCACCAAGAAGTTCCATTACCCTAGACCTACCCTTACCACCAAGCGTGAACCGTTTGTGGAAAATCGGCAAGAACAGAGCGACCGGCAAAAGCCAGATGTATCGCTCTCCAGAGTACGTGGAGTGGGTTCTGGAGGCCGGGCTGGAGATTATGGCCCAGAAGCCAAAACTCACCACGAAGGCTCTCAGCGGCTCCTACAGCATGATTATCAAGATGGCGCCCAGAAGTAGCTTGGCAGACGCTGATAACTTCCTGAAGGCCATCTCTGATCTGTTGCAAAAGCACAACATCATCGAAAACGACAAGCTTTGCAGAAAGCTTCTTGTGGTTTGGGACGAGAAGCTACCGGTAGCGTGCCGGGTAACGGTGAGGTCTACATCTAGCAGCTTGACGATTGCATGACAGCCATGCAGAAATGAAGAGGCCCCAGCGCGAGAGGGAACACACGCTGGGGCCAGAAACACGTCGCTAACTCTTGGAAGGCAGCGCCATGCTTGATTTCCAATATACATACGGTCTTTTCGTTCCGCAAGCCATGCGTGAATTGCATGCTTGATCCCTCATCCATTGATGCTCTCGTCGCCGCTGGTGTCACCACTGAGCAGCTCGCCGCTGTGATCAAAGCGGAGATGGCGGCTGACCATGAAAAGCTGCTGGAACGGAGAGTGTATGAGAGAAATCGTAAGCGAATTCAACGATCACGTCCCCGGGACATCGCGGGACAACCGGGGACAACCCTCCCCCCTTGTCCCCCCCTTGATAAAGAAAAGGTCCCCACACCCCTAAAAGAAATTAATCCCCCCCTTAATCCCCCCACCCCTATAAATTTAACTATCACCGAATTTTCGGAATTCTGGGAAGCCTACCCGCTCAAAACCGGCAAGAAAGCTGCTTGGAAAGCCTTCGACAAGGCTAGAAAGTTCGCAAAGACACCCCAGATGCTGGATGGTTTGCATCGGTACATCGCCAACAAACCGCCTGACCAAGCCTTCTGCCACGCCTCGACTTGGCTCAACGGGCATCGCTGGGAGGATGAAAATCCGCCACTGGTGCAGACCACCAACCACATTTCTGCCAAGCCACTTACACCCCGACAGCAGATACTGCTCAACAACATGGAGATAACCCGTGCCCTCCAGAACGGAACCCTCAAGCCAAGCGCTTACCACCCTTCAGCAGAGCGCGACCTTGGAGGCCAAGAGGAAATCCTGCGCCCACTGGGCCTCCCAGCTCCAAAAGATGTTTCCCCAGACGGAAAGTCCGATTACCCCAGAATTCATGCTGGCAATGGCAGCGACCATGGAGAGCTATTCTGAGAAGGTCTTGGCAGAGGTTTGCGGCTACCACGGCATCGTAACCAAGCAGAAGTTCCTCCCGACAGTCTCTGAGCTGAAAGCCGCCTTGGACGAAGCAGCTAGACCGGAAGTCGAAGAGGCTGCCAGACTAAAGGTCCGGGTTGAGGCAGCTCAAATCAGAGCAGAGGTTAACCGGATTGCAACTGAGAGGGAAACCAGACCGACTTACGAAGAGCTGATTGCCACTTTGCCGCCGTCCCTGCGATTGAATAAAAACAATCACGTAGTTCCTATGACGCGGGATGAATTCTTCACAAAATTCCCGCATGTGACATCAGAACAATTAGACGCTGTACCTGACGCAAAGGACTTTGACTGGAAGACATACCGATCAACATTGCCGACATTGCCAGCGCCAGAAGAAAAAAATCCATTCGAGGACTTGTAACATTCCACCCCAGACACAATCTGTGTCTGACTGGAAATGTTACAAAAGAGGGAAAATGACAACCGCAAAGAATACAATTGTCAGCATTGAGCTGGAAACTTCTCTTCACAATGAGAAGCTCTTCACCAAAGATGGTGTAAACAAGCTTCTCGTTGAGAAGGATATCCCGGGATCGTTCGAATACTTTCGTCATGGTGGCGTCGAGGGTATCGACATCTCTCGCGGCGATGCTCACTTTCGGAATGCACTTTCGAGGGTAATGCAAGAATGTATTGGCCACGCCAAGAATTCTGCACTGGGTCATCGCTACCCTCTGGACCTTCTTGCCAGAAACAAGAACCGCTGGGTTTCTTCATTGGCTCAGTATGGTTATGGCTACATCGAAGGTGGCTATGATCATGATGGTGATCCGGTCGATGAGAACAAGGCTCCTCAGATTGAAGTCATCCTGAAGCTTCTGGAAACTCGCCTAAAGGAAATCGAAAGCGCGGTCGCAAGACAGGTTGCCAACGGGCAAATCTCTTTTGACGATCTTCCGTTCTTCTATTCTCGCGGCAAGGAAGTGTATATCTCTGACGATGATGGAGAAGTCATCGCCGGTACGGTAGACGCTGCAAGCATCCAGAAGACTTGGTTCGGCTCTCAGTATCTGGCTGTTTCTCTGAATATCATCCATGGCGTCAATGGAGCGTTGGCGCCGGGCAAGTATCAGGCAACACTGCCTGAATACAACGGAACCATCAGCCTCAATGAACTTGCTATCAAGCCTATGTCAGATGAGCTTCGCTTGAGGCTTATTGAGCGTGGCAAGTTGGCAAAGCGTTGTGCCATTGGCCCGACTTATCTGTCTTACTCTGGACATCTCTCTCGCTCTACGTGGTGGAGTAATGAGACATTCAGGGCAGACGGTCGCGTCATGGTCGATGTCGGCTCATTCAAGCGAGTGGACAACGATCAGTTCTCCAAGGAACAGCGCGCGACTGGTATCGCTGGAATGCGAGACAGTGACGGGAATGTTGGAGCTTCTCTCAACTTCAATCCTTCCGATGCTGATCTGTGGAGGTGCTATCCGTATGTTTACGGGTTTAGCTTCCGCGCCAAGCGCTGGGGCCGGTTGGCTCTAAGTGGCTTGACAGATATCGCATGGCGATCCGACAGCTTCGACAAACTGGTTCTGCCTGAAGACGAGAAGGCCATGGTCAGGGCTCTGGTCGAGCATAACGATGGCTCGTTCGAAGACTTGATCGATGGTAAGGGTGGCGGCTGCATCTTCTTGCTGCACGGTCCTCCCGGTCAGGGCAAGACGCTTACTGCTGAGACAATTGCAGAGCTTCTCAAGAAGCCCCTGTATGCGATCTCGGTGGGTGAGCTTGGGGTTACGCCAGACCAACTGGAAGAGCGCCTGAGAGCGATCTTGGACGTGGCTACAGTCTGGGACGCTGTGATCCTGCTGGATGAGGCAGACATCTATCTGGAAGCCAGAGACGAGAAAGACATCACGCGAAATGCCATGGTTGGCGTATTCCTGCGGTTGCTTGAATACCATCACGGCGTTCTGTTCCTGACCACGAACCGGGTGAAGAACATCGATACGGCATTCTATTCCCGTATCTCGGTTGCGCTTCACTTCGCTCATGGTGACAACAGCAAGCGTGAGAAAATCTGGAACAACCTTCTGGATAGTGCTGGTATTCAGGGGATCAACGCGAAAGAGCTTTCGTTGATCGACATCAACGGGCGCCAGATCAAGAACGCTATCCGATTGAGCCAGACACTGGCTAAGTCTGAAAGCAAAAAGGTTGACATCAAGACCTTGGAAAAGGTAATAGAATTGATGACGGCTTTCGACAGAGAGCGGTCACAGGGCAGCGTATAACTTCTCCGGGTACGCAACCCAAACTTCAGAGCCCGACGCTGTTATGGCGCCGGGCTCTTTCTTTATGAGTTTATGATCTCTTCAGCTTTGCATATATCTTCTTCTGAGAATTCATCATCGCTCATCCTGTTACTTTCAAACCAAGATGGCCTCTCGTAAATTTTATCCCAGCCGGTATTGTCGATATCCAGCCAATGATCTTTCGTTCCTGTGTGATATGCATATAGCTGCTTACAATCAGGGGATACATACAAGGAGTAGATGTTTCCGTCCATGCATGCTATTCTGTGAGCAATCCAACTCGGGTAGCTTTTTAGAATATTCATTTGAACGGGTTCTCCTCTTCAGCGCTGATCATGCTCATGGCGGCTTCCACTTCCTCCAAAGAGAAATCGCCTCCCGGGTCACGCTTGATCGGCTGGCGATAGACCATGACACTTCCCATGACTTGCTTACGGATATCTGCCAAGCGAGAAACAATGGTCCTGACGCTCTCAACGTTCTTGGCATTAGGATATGCAGCAAGCTTATTGATAAGCTCTTCCTCGTAAGCCTTGATGATATTGCTGGCGCGGGTCCGTTCAAAAGAACGGATCATGTCTTTAGTCGTGCCCATAGATAATCTCCTCCGCGCTCATCATGTCCTCATCAGAGAATTCAGGCTTGGGAAGCCTGCCAACCTTATCCAGATCGACCATTAGATGAGGGTCAAGCCATTCAGGGATGGACTTACTGTGGTCCCAGTATTTCTTTTTTTTTGCACTGGCTTCTCGCCAGATAAACGCAGCGACCCTCCCATACATGACGTGCTTCCCTTTAATTGGGATAGAGACGATTGTGTCCCTTTCTGGGAAATAGGCGCATTTGGCACCGTCCAGTTCATCATCAACGATGGTGTCGATCTCATCTCTAGTCATGGTTTCCCTCTTACGTTCTTTGTGTTAAATAAACCCAGATTGTGTCACTCTCAAGGGGTCAAATGGGCGTCCTTCGCAACATCAACGATGAGCGGTTTTGTCAGTTAGTGGTCTCGGGCATGGAACCGGGAGAGGCTTACAAGACGGTCGGGTATACTGCCAAGAACCCGGGTTATGCAGCCAGCCGCAAGATGGCCAAGCCCGTGGTTAGGAAGCGCATGGAGGAGCTTCTGGACGTTGGCGCCAGAAAGGCCATGCTAAGCCGCTCCATGATCCTACAGCGCATTTATGAGGACTGGGAGCTATCCCGAAAGCTGGGCCAGATGGCCAGCGCCATCTCTGCTGGCAAGCTTATGGGCATGGAGCTGCATAAGATGTTCATTGAGCGCAAGGAGATTGGCGGGCCGGGAGACTTCGACGCCAAGAGCCCTGAAGAGCTTCTTGAGTATATCAAGAAGGAACTAGGGGAGTTGGGGATGGACGCGAAGGACGTAACCAAGACACTTGGTATAAATCTGGATGATCATCAAGCGCTTACACTAATACCGCCAGAGAAATCCAAGGTCTAACTTTGTATAAATTCAATTGCTTTGGTTATTTCGTCTTCTTCGAAATCAATATTCCTGAGTTCTCTCAGTCTGGTTGGGTCAATATCACCACTTTCCCAACGTGGAATGAGTTCGCCAAACTCATTGATTGATGAGCTGGTGGAAAACCAAGTCTGTATCCTTCCTGTTGGATGATCATAATCCTTTGTCACGCAGAGTTTGCCGCGAAGAGTATTATGCCAAGTTTGTTTCTGGTTAATCCAGCTTTGCATATTCTCCTGACCGGTCAAATTCCAGACACGATCAGGATCAAGCAAGAGTTCATTTTTGTAACCCATTTCTCTCCTCCTCTATTTCATCCATGATGATCTGAGCCAGCTCAATGTCGTCACCATCTAGCTCACCTTCCATGTCGATCATGGTATTGGAACTAAGGTACGGCGCTACATACAAATCCCATTCTTCTTGGGACGTAATTCTATACTGCCAGAGAGGAAGCCCAGATATCATTCCGTGTGATATGTGGATATCCCTAACTGAGCCATCAACGAAATGTCTTACCATCTTTGCAAACCAACCCCTTTTGGTTTGGTAGAAAGATATTCCTACAAGTCCCTGATCATCACCATTGGCGCCCCAATGTTCCTCGCACCGACGAATTAAGTAGTCGGAAGGCTCAAGGTCCCATATGCGCTCACTATCTGTACCAAACTCCTCTATATTTAACATCATAAGTTTCTCCCTCGTTGTCGCTTATCACTAGCGCTCGAAAGCGCTAGGACATAAGCGTCAAGTCTTTAGCTTAGCCTCAATTCGATCCAGTTCTGCTCTGGCACCAGCAATGCTGTAGTGATTGCTGTACTGGCTGAAACCACGCTGGATAATGCTGCATACGAACAGCACTCCAGCGATCCACTGCAACGCAGAGCTATCCAAAAGATAACCAATGTAGCAGGAGGCTATCAGACATCCGAAAGTGAAAAAGTCGCAGACTATACTTTCTGCGACTGTCTCATGCAGGATCATGATCTTAATTTTCTCACTCATTTTTCCCTCCTTGAGCAAAGGCGCTCAATGCTAGGGCTCGTAAGCCCTAGTGTTTGAACGTCTGCGACGAATGCGGGGCGGCAAGTTCGCAAGACCGTGAGGATTTATATGCTGTTCTCACCGCCCCTACCTCGCGCGAGGATTACTTGTAGGGAACAGTCCTGCCATATGGCGCCTTAGCGCCACTGCCAGCCCAGTCCACCCACACCACCGGAAAGTCAGGCTGTGGCCCAAAGCTTGAGGTATACATATCGGTCAGGAAGATACAGCCGATAACGTCTTCCATCTTGCCGATTTCTGTCATGGCGGAATTGAAATCGGTTCCACCACCACCACCAGCATTCCAGCCAATGATGTCCTCTTCTGACTTCGCTTCCAGAGTGTTCTGGATTTGTGTATCGACCGAAATCAGAGTGACGTGCGATACCAAGTCCTGATTGAGAAGGCTTGCAGCCTCTTCGCACATTTCTTGGATCATCTTCTGGCTAACTGAGCCAGACACGTCCAGACACATCACAAGCTTGTATACGTTATCGTTGCCATAACCGGGCATGTATTCGTCATTGCCCAGTCGGCGTCGATTAGGACGGGTCCACGTTCGCGTTGCCTTAGACTTGGCATCGCGAGACATATCGCGGATAAGGTCCTTCCAGTCGATCTTCTCCTTGGGGAAAAGATCACCGATCAGACGCTGGAGATTGCCCGGCAATGTACCGGGAGGAGACTTCTCCAGAGCGCTTGCGACAGTTCGCTTCCACTGCCGGTCGGCAGCTTCGCGTTCTTCGGGCGTGGTTTCGAACATGGTGCCGGGAGCTTCCCCATCACCTTCTTCGTCGCCATTGCCCTCGCCTTCACCCTCACCATCCTGATCTTCTTCTTCGTCACCTTCACCATCCTGAGGCTGGCCTTTCCCCTTTCCTTTCTGGGGTTTGCCTTTGCCTTTCTCGGACTTTCCTTTGCCGCCGTCCTTGCCTTCCTTGTCTTCCTTTTTCTGCTGCTTTTCCTCCTGCTGTTGCAGGATTTCATAGACAGCTTCGGCAGAAAGTTCGGCAAGCTTGTTATCGCGCAATGCATCACGTGGCATTGGGAAATAGTCTTCGACCACCTTGTTGACAGGGAAGTCGCAGGCTTCATTCCACATCTTATTGTCGCGATATCGGCGCCGGGCAGGATGCATCATAGCGCAATGCAGGACGGTATGCAGAAGCACACCTTCCATGTATTTATCGTTCGCGGCATCGTCCACATATGCGGGATTGAAGAAGATATCGACCCCATCGGACCATACCGTCTTGTGAGATTTACTCTCAACAAGATTTGCGCCAAACAGAATGGATGCAAAGAACGGATTGCGCTTTGCTACACGTTCCCGTGCAGTAAGCATTCGTCGCATTGCAGTTGGTTTCGTTATTCCAAACATGAATTCTCCCTCTTGTTGTGAAGCAGATGTATTGGCGCTTCGTGCTGGGGGCGTGGGAAATCCGCCCCCAGTGTCGAAACGTCAAGAGGTACCGTCAGACACCCTTGGACGCCTGCCCTTCGATCAGCAAAGCGGCGAGCGCTTCGTTGGTCTTCAGGGACTTGTCGCGACCCATGGCATCGGTAACGCACATGGAGGCAACATCCGGTGACATACGTCCCAGATACTTTGCGAACGCGGCGGCATTCTTGGCCGTCAGGTTGCGCGCGATGGTACCAGCCATCAGATACTGGAAGTGAGCGTCACCGGGCATTTTGGCCTTCATCGGGTCAGCCAAGATGTCTGCGATCTTCGGCAGACCAGCCGCAAGCCGGTCCAAGAAAGCCGCAAACTGCCTTGAGAAGCCCTCACCCAGAATAGCCAGCGCGGCATTCTCCAAGACACCCTTCAGTGCCTTCGGGTCCATACCAGACGCCTCGGTGTCGCGCAGAACCTTGTTGAAGTTCTCCAGCGAGCGGGGCGTAGGAAAGGACGGATGATTGACATCGACCTTGTGGATCAGTTCAGGACGCAACTGGAGAAACGCAATCAGGCGCTTGTCCCAGCCCCACAGCTTGGTCTTTTCAGTGAAGCCGATTTCATCGACCTCGACCGTAATGTGGGCCATGCGGTTTTCCAGAGGCTTCAACATCTTGTTGTCGCCGCCTCCATCCTCACGGGTGTTTGAGCCCAGAATGATCCGGTTTTTCTTCGGAAGCGGATACCCACCGCACGAACGGTCCAGAACCAACTGATAAGACATCTGCTGGAGCTGTACGTTCGCATGACCGAATTCGTCAAAGAACATGACGTGCATTTCGTCATCGTCCTTCGGAACGAACGCGGGCCGGGTCCAATGGGTAGACATTTCCTCGCGGTTGATCAGCGGCATACCGGTGCCGTCCACAATATCCTTTGTAGAAAGCCGGATGTCGTGCAACTGAGATTTGGCGCCAAAGTCCGTTCGGATTTTGGTCATGATCTCAGAGTTGATCACCGCTGACTTGCCGACGCCGGTCGGTCCCTTGATCATGACCGGAATATCCGCATGGATCAGGGGATAGACAACGTTAGCAAGTTGGGTAATTTTGCACTTCAACATAAATAGGTCTCCCTCTTAGAGCAGGATTGCTCAATCATGGACAGAAGTTACTCTGCCCATGGGTCAACAATCAGTGGCCTTCATCTGGTAGTTTGGCTAGACGCGATATAGAAGCGATTAAACATACCGCTACCCATAAAGCGTATAGGATAAAGAATATTTCCAATTTCCCTCTCTTACTCGCGCCTTTGTAGAAAGCACGATTATGGGGCGTTTTTTAGGCGCCCCATAGGCTTGCTCTCAGAAGTCGGCGTATTCGCCTGCATCTGCAACCATATCAGCCACTTGCAAGTCCAAGTGATCTAGCTCAATTGTCTTTGCAAGTATTTTCTTGCCCATTCTGATATAGTCCTTGCGGTCAATCTCAGAATTTCGCAATTGATCGGCGGTTATCCATGACAGTCTGGCAATTTGGTTAGCCATCTCATTGATCTCTTTATTGTTGGTCACGTTCATGGCAAAGAGTATCGTGGATATCTCACTTAGATTGATGAGAAGACTGTCACGAATGATTTTGCCGTCTGCCTTGGTTTTGAAAGCTTCAAGGCGTTCGACAAAGTTTTCGACCATGCCTCTGGCACGTTGGACCGCATCATGAGCGGCGCCTTTTAGGCGCGTTTCAATCTCCAGCCTCATTGTGTCAGTGGCTCTTTTGACCGCATCTTCTGCAATGTTTGCTACGAAGTTGGAAGTTTGCGGAATAGGCCAATAGGTCAACTTGTAGGAAAACATCTCGCGAGCCCTCTTGATTGAGGGATATTCCTGACGATCAAACAAATCGCCAAGTTCTCGCTCACTGTCTGCGACAAGCCCGGGATAGACCTGTAGATATTCTTCCCATGCTGCACGCAATTCCGCTTCAGCATCGATCATTTTCGTGCGGAACATTTCTTCCAAGTCAGTTGGCAGCAATCGTGACTTATCGTCACCCCATGGCATGGTGTACTTATACAGTACCTCACGAACACGCTGGGACGCGGCCACAACCGCTTTGACCTTTGGCTGTTTACGGTCAATCAAGAACTTGCTGGCTTTGGCGCGATTGGTATTAAGCTTGAACTTTCTTTCCACATATCCTGTGGCTGTCTTATCGCGCCTTTCACCTAGCAAGCCGCCGTTAACAATGGTTACAGATACAAGCATTGCGGATTTGGCTAGGTCCATTTGTATTCTCCCTCTTGAGCGTAGGCGCTCATCACTGAGGCTTGTAAGCCTCAGGACATGAACGTCATATTTGAGCAGTCATTGCGCCTGCTACGGCGGCAAAGAATACTGTGCTGTAGTATTCTCGTTGATGGGTCCATCCAAATAGGTAGTCAAAACCTAACCAGACAACCATTACAAAGCCGCCCCAGAACAAGCTTCTGCCTAGTCTTTCAAAGAACGGCGCCATTAGTGCAACGTTCGCGCTGCTACTGGGGATTTCTTTTTCCCGCATTTGCAGATTGCGTCGTGGCACTGGAGCGCGATGTCTCCAGCGTCTTCCTCATCCAGATTGCCCAGTTGGGCAGCCATGGCCATGAATGCAGGTATTGCATCATGGGGAAGCTTGAGGCTTTCCAGCAAGCGCTTTGATTTGGCGATTGCGTAATTGCCTACCTTGGTAGGAGCGTCACCGATTTCCTTGGTTTCTGCAAAGAACGGCATGATAACAAGGAAGCGATAGAAACTCTCATCAGTGGCGCCCCAGATAGGGAACAACTCTGCGAGACAACGCTTTGAAAACGTCACGCCATTAAGGCGAAACGCATGCGCTGTTTCGTGAATATCAACCTTGATTGCACTTGTAGTCATGATATCTCCCTCTTATTGAGCAAAATGCTCACCATTACAGCCCGTAGGCTGTAAGCCGTGAACACTAGCGAAACTTTGAGCGGCCCTTGATGAGCTTCTCAATGGTTTCTTTGGCGTAGTATGGATCAAGTAACCCATAATAACCGTTGAGCAGTGTGGCCCGCTTCAGGTAGCGAGTAGAGAATTCAACTCCGAAATAGTCAGAGTGAATTCGCTTCTCTGGATTTGTTTCTGACCATGTTGGGTCAATGATAAATCCATTTTCATCAACGACCCAAGCATGCTGCAAAGCCACGCCATGAACGCACGCATAGCCTTCAACGTATTTGAGCTTACTATTGTCGATAGCCATTAGCGTTGCATTCATGAAGCATAACCCCGCTTCCATGCGCTTGCCCTCATACGTCTTTGGGCCAATTTCAAATGGCCTTCCGTGTTTGAGGACAAAACGATCTATAGGGGAATGCTGTGCAGTGAACGCAAGATATTCTTTCGTGTTCATCTATGGATTGCTCCAATCTTGATGAGTTCATTCGCGCGCCGTCCATACATACCCTGTAGAGACCACGCTAGGCCGGTATCGACAAGCTTCTGGAAGAACGTTTCTTCACGTTCCTCGTGTCCATCTCGCCGTTTTCCCAAGCCATGATATCGTCAATGTCAGGCATCGGCCTTCTCCTCAGGAACGCCACTTGCTTCAAGGAAGCGAGCGCGATCAAAGTTGGAGTTGGTCAATTCCAGTGCATCAGCGAATGCGCGTGCAACAACTGGGGTTAAGCCTTCCATATCTTCATATGTAGAAAGCTTCGCTAGGACATCCGCGATTATTTCGAAATGCCCGCGCTGCATATTTACACTTCTTGCCATAATGGTTTTCCCTCTCATTGAAGCATAAGCGCTTCGTGCTGGCGCCGGGATTATTCGGCGCCAGTGTCGAAATGCTTACTTGTGATTTGGTTCCCAAAGCCAAATCAGGTTTGTTAGAGCATTCAAAATTCCAGCCTCAATCATAAGACTGGGATTATGAATGCTGATAATCGTGGTCGATGTTATTCCAATCGTAACGAGCAACTGGAATGCACGATGCTTGCGAACAACCATGAGAAAGCGCATTCATGCCTCCCCACCATCGCCTAGCACGACCATTGCAATACCCATGATGAGCAGAATTCCGCCCATACCAGAGTAAAAGCCGTGGCCCTCGTAAAACACCCCGCCGAAATAGGCGAGATGAGCATAGCTGTGGCCTTCATGAAGCCACTTATGGGCATGGTGCCGATAGGCCCTGATCCTTGCCCGGGCGCGATCAATGAGCATGCTCATTTGATAGCCTCCAGAACAAACATCAGGACAATGAAAGCGAACCATGCGGGCGCAAGACGCCAGCTCAAGTCCATCAAATCATCCATGACAAGTTTCCCTCTTGTGGAGCACTAGCGCTCCTTGATGCAATCCAGAATGTTACAAGTCCTCGCCTGCCATTTCGTTGGCCATACTGAGAAACTAGAAAAATCAGCATGTTGACTATGCACATTGCGTCTAGTTGACACTGGATTGCACTTAGGAAAGCTATGCGGCGCGACCGTTCGCTAAAACGGTGCGGCGCGTGGTATCGCCTTCCAAAGCTTCGATTTCCGCTGCAAACTTTTCAGCCTGCAATTCAGCCTCTGATACAGGCCGGTATCCATTGGGCGCACCATTGACAATGTTGCGTCGGGATACACGCGCGCCGTGTTCTGCCTGTTGAGCATTCACAACGTCACGATATGAAGCATTGGTATTGACGGTCATAACGGTTTTCCCTCTATGAAGCTTAATTGCTTCATGCTGGGGCTTATTAGGCCCCAGTGTTGAAACAATCAGATTGCAGCGCTAGTCCCTGTGACTTCAGGGGCATTAGCTTTTGCAAGCTTTCTGACCTTTGCGCGTGCGGTGTTGAGCATGCTGAAAATCCGTCGTTTGGTCTCAGCATGTCCAACTGCATTTGCGTGCGGTAGCGCCAATTCGAGCGCTAGCTTTGACGCGCGCCAATCTTCATTGGCTGCCAGACGATCAGCCGTAGAAAGATGAATTTGCATCGTCATGCGGTGACTGTCTCGCATTGCGTCAGTGAGCAGTGGCTTGGACATGATATTTCCCTCTCTAGTGAAGCGTAAATGCTTCGTGCAGCGCTATTGCTAGCGCTGTGTCGAAACATTCAGGAATGAGTGTAACCGTCCAGCTCAATTCCAAGCCACATGCCTGCCCATTTAATCATGGCGTAGTCGCGCCCGATTTGAACAGACTTGCGGAATTCGCGGTATGAAATGCGCTTATCGTTTTCGATGATAGGCGCACGGTCAAACACTCGTTTGAGCGCTTGTTGCTGGGGTTTGTTGAGGGTTGCCATTAGTGCAACGCCATAACCAGAGCAACGAGAGCGCCCAGATAGAGCGCCAGCGCAAACCAGTGCGTGCGTTCGGTGGGTATCTCTGAGATTTTCATGGTTTTCCCCTCTTGAAGCGTAAATGCTTCGTTCTGGCGCCCATAATTGAGCGCCAGCGTCGAAACATTAGCTTGGGAGATTGTTACCAATGCGCGGATTAGTTGGCTGATTGAGCCAATAAAGCACGCGATTAGTCGCCTTAATGCGGCGTTTGGTTTGTTCCTTGCGCGTCATGGTATCAAACCGCGTAGTCTGACGCGGTAAGCTGCCATGCATTCCGCAAGGCGTTGGGCTGACGGTATACCGTCACGCTACCGTGACGGTGCAACACTTCCTTAGCGCCGTATGTCCTGACGGGATTGTGAAACGTCCTGCCATGATCAGAAGCGCTAGAAAGGTTCGCTAAGCCGTTGTCCGTTGTCATGATAAGTTTCCCTCTTATCGGCAAAATTGCCTAATAGCTTGCCCTGCTAGCCCCTTGTGAGGGCTAATCAGAGCAAGCCAATTGGTAGTTTAGAAGAGGAAAAGGAAATGAGGGGCCGCTAAGCCCCTCCCATGTTATGCCAAGTGCAATGCTTGATAATCATCCTAGACTATCAACGAAGCGATGGTTTGCCCCGCCCGGCTTACAAGCTATTGTCTGGTTAGCGTCACGCCTTAAGCGCTAAGCCTGCCATATCGTCGCCTTGCGGCTGATAATCAGGAGAAGGTCGCGCCCGCCATGGTTACTTTCGGACCGCTACACTGGGACGCTATGCCCATATCGCGAAAGGCTTGATGCCTGTCCTATCCTAGCCACGGTCCAGAGTTGGCACGTTGCTTGCGAAATTATGGTAAGTCTCAAACGGTTATCTGTCCCATTTGTCCGGTCCTCCGGATATCAGTAGCCACTCGCTATGGCCCCGATTTGCCAGCGCCTTGTCAGGCTGGCGGCGTATTCTCAGAAGCGTCTATCTCAGTACCTCAGTTCGTTTCAGTCCTCAGAACATAAGGCTTGGTACCAATCCAGTTAGTGGGTCTAACGCATGGCTGATATGCATTCCCGCATACCTCCATTGCCAAGCCTCTATCCATGCCAAATGAAAAACCGCAACGTTCCCCAATGGATAGACGCGCTCCACAAGCCCCTAGGAAGCCCATAGAGAGGGATAAACAAGACAGACTGACCTAGATCGCCCTAAAGAAATATCGCCCTCACAGCCTTACGCCCGCCATATGCACGATACCGGGCAGATGGACCATAATCCTAGCGATAGGAATACAAGGCAGAAAGGCTAGGAAAACCGCCTCTCGTCGCACGTTCCCCTGATACCCACATGCGAACCATTCGCATGTGGAACAGCCCCTAGAACGCGATACGACGCGCGCCCATGAGCGATCATGTCGGCGCTACCTAGCATCGCCCGAAATGCCCAACTCACCCATGGCCACGCCACGCAATGTTGCACCGCAACACCTATGCACCTAGCGCATAGCTCTGCCTAGATTGTGCCACAGTTCCAATGCGTTAGACGCATAGCTCTGGTATGCATAAACCGCATGGCTACCTGCGAACCACTCGCAACAAGGACCATGCCAAGCCCCCCTCCCCCCATGCATAGCTGGTATGCGTATATGCATGGCTCATCCACATGCGAACCATTCGCATCAAGCATCGTGCCACTAGCTATGCACTGCACGCACTGCACCTATGCGCTCCACGCATGGCTAGGTGCTAATGAGAATCATTCGCAAGAAGGGACCCGACCGGGTGGGGGGCCGCTATCGGAGAGGCCGGGCCGGGGCTGAGCCTTCTCTGCCCTCTCTCCTTTATGAGAAATTTTAGATCAACCCCCATTGTATTGTAACGCCATGTAACACATCTTGTAACGCAACGTAACGCAAACTGTAACGCGGTGTAACAGGGGTTTAGAGGTAATGGATTACGAGAAGGAAGTGGAGCTTATAGCTCAGCTACGAAGGGATATGCCTCGTAATGGGGTGGTGATGTCGTTGTGTGATTTTGCGGAAAAATGTTTGGGGTCGAAACCCAAGATGTCTGAGGTTGAGCGGCGCCAGAAGAATGCTGAGCGGGTGAAGCGGTGGCGACGGAGTAAGGGTCTTGTCGGGGGAGAGGTTATTGAGATTTCTACAAATCCGTTTGAGGGGGACACGTAATGTCTTTGGCTTCACCGCCTGAGATTTGGGGTCAGGTTCATGGGCGGTTTCAGGAGATTTATGCTGCTGACAATGTTGCTGGGAACCGTATTGCGGAATTGTTTAGGGCTGCTGTGCTGGCTGACAAGAAGAACGAGCGTTACCATCATGAGATTATGTTGGAGGCGATAGAGGCTGTGTGCCCGATCCGGGATGGGTTGGCTGATGCAGCTGACGAGTACGAGGAGTATTTGCGGGATGCAGAGGTAATGGAGGGGTTGGACTGATGCCAGTGTTATCACCACCGGGGGACTGGAGGAGGGCATACAACCGTTTTATGGAGCTGCCTGATGATGTCCGTGAAGAGGTCTCGGCTTGTTATCGCGAGTTAACGGATACTCCAGCGAACCTTCAGAGGATGAACCATGAGCTGATGCTGGAGGCTCTGAGCCTTGTTATTATTCCGCCCGAAAATATCAGTGGGCTGGATGCTGCGGCGATTGAGTACGATGCAGCGATGCTGGAGCTTGAGGTAATGGAGGGGTTGGGCTGATGATTAGTGACGATCTAGCCGATATCCGGAAGCGGATACTCAACAGCAACGAATATATAAAAATTGTTAGGAAGTTGGTTGAGGACGCGGATAAAGCGAACAGCCTTCATGGGGGAATTACCGCGTCTGAGGTTAACGACATTATGGAAAAGGCGCTGACCGGGTTTATGGCAGCCGCTTTTAACAGATCGTCTGCGGAGGAGAGGGCTGTGGAATACGACGAGGCGATGCGAGCGCAGGATATTATAGAGGGATTAGGCAATGCCGAGAACATCAAGTCCTAGTGACTGGGAGCCGCCGTTTCAGGCAGCGATGGCTATCCGGAGGGATGATTTCAATACGTGGGTTAAGATCAGGGACGCCTACGCAGCTAAGTGCCGGTTGGATGTAAACAACGAAAAATACCATCACGAGCTGATGTGGGAGACATTGAACGAATATTCGGCTGGGGTTCCGACCGGGTTTGAAGTAGCCGCGCTGGAATATGACGAAGCCATGCGCGCTGAGAAGATCATGGATGGGTTGTGATGACGGAGACATGGAACTGCGATGGATGCGGTACCCATCGCAAGAGATTGGGGAGCGGGGATTATTGCCGGGATTGCGTGAAGAGGTTCAGCGCTGCCAGACGATACAATCGGCGCCAAGAGCAGTTTGAGACTGAGCTTCTTACAAAGCAGATTGATACGAGGGATTACGAGGACGCGATGCGAGCCGAAGAAATCATGGAGGGGCTGAAATGAAATTAGATGTGGTTGGCGTCTTGATGGTCTTAACCGCGCTACTCGCCAGCGCCTACATAATTACCTTGGCAGATAGATCGTATTCAGAACGACGCATGGAGATAAGTAAATGCCGTTAGTGGCGTCGGCGGGAACAAAGCCAAATAATAAACACAATTAAGGGGGAGTGTGCGTGATGAATGGAATGTCTGATCGCTGGTTTACCCTGTGCAAACAGTACAAGAACTATTCGGTCGAAATCAGGAACCGAATAGACGATATCTATGAACCGGAACGCGAGGAAATTCACAAACTCTATGAGACCGGCGGAAGAAGCGCGAGGTTCGATCTGTACTCAAATGCTTTGGAGAAAGCCATCTGGTCAGTAACCGGTACTGGACCTGAAGCCGTATTCGGTACTTCTCATGAAGAATACGAAGAAGCAATGCGAGCTGAAGAACTCATGGAGGGCTTGAAGTGACAGTGAGAGAGCCAAGCGAGAAGTGGGGGCGGGCAGTGACCCGGTACAGCGCCCTACCTACAATTCTCCAGCACAAAATTGCAGATGCATACAAGCCATACCATGACGGCAATGATGATCATTTCTATGACAAGTGCGCCGACAATCTGGAAGCCGCAATCAATGCTCACTTTGGCGAGCTGATAGTATCTTTAACGCAAGAAGCCGACGCATACGATGAAGCTATGCGAGCTGACACCATCATGGAAGAACTAGGGTGATACCGTGGCTAACGAGGGACTGAGTAGGTGGTATCTGGACGGATACCGCGCCCGCATGAAGAGAACCCCAAGAGAGAACAATCCAAGACATAGATACCGTGGAAAACCTAACTCAGTGAAGGCTGTTCGTTGGGATCAGGGCTGGCAAGCCGCTGACGATCATCTCCAGCCAGTTATTAAGTGGGATCAAGAACAGGATATTATCGATGCCCTCCAAGAAGAAGCGACTTCCTATACTTGAACCAATTCCGGCGCCGGATGGAAAGACCAAAGCTTTCTTGAAGGGATGGGATGCCAGAATGGCTAACAAGCCACGTTCTGTCGCGCCTGAATCAACTATTTACAAAAGGGTCAGGGTGGGTGGAATGTTAACTTGGGAATTTAATAATGATACTAGGGTGAGGTCATCCCGCGTCAGGAAACAATGGATCACTGGATACACCTCTGCATCCCGCGAGATAGGCAAGCAGCACAGAGCAATCGCTCATGCCGCTGAAACCAAGCGCATGAATGAAGAGAACGATATCTTTGCCGAGCTTGGAGAGGAATTCGCTGCCTGATCCTTGAATAGACACAAATTGTGTTTACGTAACTTAATACGCCAATCAAGAGGGAACACCATGTCGAAAGAAGAAGAGAAGAAGATCATCACGCTCAAGCTGGATCAGGCTGAGCTGGCTGTTCGTATTGTCGAGGCCATGACGGATACCGCGCGACCGGAGGGACGTACCCCGGAAGAGTGTCTTGAAGACATCTCCGAGGAAGGAAGACAGTCTGCCCTGAATGCTGCCTTCGCGGCTGCCACTTACTTTGTGGAAGTCATGAAGGGGGAAATCCCCAACGTCACCAGCGAGAAGATCAAAAAGAGCGACGGTCGTTGGTCTAACTGATGGGCTCCAAGGGATCATCTTCCGCTGTGTCCACTAGCAATGCTCAAAGCCTATTCCAGACAGTGGAAGGCTGGCGCGAATACTGCCGTCGTGTGGAGCTGCTACACAACATGCCAACTGATGGCCAGAGGCAGGCCATCATCAATGAAATACACCAGCAGGAAAACGGCCATCTTTCTGGCCTTATTAACGCGCAAGAATACCAAGACATCATGAAAGCCAACGAGCTTTATGAAAAGCTCATTAACGAGGGAAACGAAAATGACGAGTAAGGAAGAATTCGAAGCGATGGCGAAGCTTGGTGGCCTTTGTGATCCCAAGGTCCCGCAGAGCGCGCGGGACGCCACCTTCGCGATGATGAAGATCATCCAAGACAGCCAGAACCCGGCAGATGTCTCTTTGGCCGTCTGTATGGGTCTGTCTTATGCCTTGGCGGTATCCAAGGACGAAACCAAGACCATGGAGGTAATCGTAGCGACTGCCCTCCAGATGAAAGAGGAACTTCTGAAACTGAAGCCCACCATCGACAAGCTCTTCTCTGAGATGGTCAAGAAGGGAGAAGTCCAGTGAAAAGCGCAAAGCAAATGCTGGATCACATGGCTGGTTTCGCCAAGCACATCTTCGATAGCACTTCAGATCATGAAGTGATCCCGATGTGGGTGGTCGAAAGCGAAACCGAAGTGGTGCCGATACTGGCGCCATTCTCCGGTGATGACGAGAAGAACGCTTCAATTGCATTCGTCCGCGAGAAGGCCAAAAGCATGAATGCCAATGTCGTTGGCTTCATGTGCGAGGCTTGGGTGGTCGAGAAGATCGGCGCCGATATCGATGAGGCTGAGAAGATCATCCCAAGTGAACACGATGACCGACGTGAGATTATCCAAATCCACGCGGAAGATCGTGACGGCAACGTGGCGATTGGTTCCTATTACATTCTTCGCCCCGAGCATGGAACGCCAAAGCTTTCTCCCTTCAGGTTATACGATGATGACATGAAGATTGGTGGCCGCTTCACGTCAATTCTGGAAAAGGTAAAGCATTAACATGGCCGACAAAGTGGACGTGAAAGAAAGCGTTTTGCATATTCTGGAAGACCTGAAGGGAGGGCCGGGGGCTTCCGGTCTCATCAATGATGTCTCCAGTCTATTTGATAATCTTCCAATGGATTACGTTCAAGATACGTTGAGTGTGCTGCTCGCATTTGCCATCGACAACGCGGAGGACAAGCAAGCCGCCTACGCGAGGGTCAAGGAAGTCATTGAGACACTGGCTCACTTTGGCGAGCCTTCTTTCAGGGAAACGTTGAGGAAAATCAAGGAAAGGCCGCACTAATGAAAGCTGGACCACAACAGGACCTGAAGGCGTTCTCCTGCCCTGTGTGCGAGAAGGTGCTGGACGCTTGCTCCGTTATCAACGAAGATGGCAGTAAGGCGTTGCCAGCCAAGGGTGACGTGTCGGTGTGCGCCTACTGCGGCAACCTGATGATCTTTGATGGCAAAAGCCTCGAACCGAGAGAGCTGACCCAGAAAGAACACGCCACCGTCATGGCCGATCCTTACTTTCACAAGAGCATGGAAGTGATCGATGTTTTCAAAAAAAGGTTTCGGCATTGATTATAAAATTCAATCAATGGAAGATAAGCAAAGAATTCAGCGCATCCTGATCGAAATCGAGCAAGATCGCGCAAGGAATAAAAAAGAAACCGCCGCCAAGATGGAGATTGAGCTTAAGCTTTCTCTTCTGGAAAAAGAGTATCGCGAGGCTCTAAAGGCTCAAGAGATCATGGACGGACTTGATGAAGAAGAAACCACGCCGCCTAGCCCCTCCGAAACTCCCAAGTAAAGAATACCGAGCGATCTGGAGGGTGGTGGATGGCGCCATCAGAAATGCGCTTGACATGCATCCTGACTACCTTACGAAGAAAGGGTCGGACCGATCCGCCGCGCGTATGTCTATCGCGAAGCGTGTTGTCGGTGCGGTACTGGGCTTCCAAGCCGAAAGGCTTAAGAAGGGTCGCTCTGGGGGAGCCTCCAGCGACCAATAGGAGTGTTGGGTTAGTTACGGCCCCACCTCCAGTCGTCGTGGTCTATACACCCATGACGGGCAGTCGTGTTTTGCTATGGACGCATGACTGCCAAGCCATCGCTACGCTAAATGGCGATGACGATTGCCATCTGCGACGATGGCGATAAAGAGAGCGGAGGGGGCGTTGTAAGGCGCCCCCTCTACCTTGAGAGAAAGGATCAGAGGGAATGCCCGAGAGTTACCTCCAGCAGCTTCAAAAAGAGCGCAAAGCCAGACTTAAACGCTTCTCAGATGCCTCAGTCGAAAAGCCACCACCGCCCAAGCAGGTTGTTACAAATCCTACAATCGAAGAAGAGAACCCCACCGAAAGCATCGAACAGGTTCTGACCCGGCTAGAGGGGAACTTCAAAACTATCTTCAAGGAGGTTTGTAGATATTACAATATCTCCATGCTGGACGTGATGTCTTCGCGCCGCACACTAAAGATAGCCATGGCCCGCCATGTTGTTGCCTACATCGCCAGTCAACATACCAACCTGTCCCTGTCTCAAATCGCACTTAGATTGGGTCGGGACCGCAGCACCGTAAGCCACGCGATATCGCGGGTGAAGGAGCTGATGCATACTGATAGGTTGCCAGCAGACATCGCCACCATCAAGCAAAGGCTTGGGATATGAGCGCCTTTCAAATCGTCGTATGGGGATTTTTTGCTCTAGGAATTCTTGGCGTATGCATTGCCTTTACTAAACTGGCGATAGACTATCGGCGCCATCTCAGGGAAGAGCAAGAACATGAACGCATTATGTCTGAGATGCGAGACCGTGTTTTCGAGCAGCATGAAGCCAAGAGAATAAAGAAAGAAGAGAGCGACCGGCTGATAGCCAAACGTCAGTTGGATAGAATGAACTACCGAGAATACACAGACGCCATAAAAGCAGAAGAGATTATGGCAGCTTTAGAGAGGGAACAAAATGTCAAAGGATAACTGGAAAGCCGGGATCGAAAACATCGAACAGATGGAGCGCGATGGTCTGGCCCAACTAACAGACGACGAGAGCGTTCTGGATCAATGCTCACATCATGTTTGCCTGCGCGTTTCGCCAGAAGCTCTGGCTCGTATCCCAGATGCGTGGGTAGACCAGACAGCATTCGGAGAATGCTCAGAGTGCGGAGAGAAGATATTCTTCCGCAACAACGCTCCAAAGAACGCGGTCAGAATATGTTATGACTGCGCTGGCGACTTATTGTCGGCAGATGAGAACCCGATACTGATATCACGCAAAAGCGCTGTTGATGAGATCAAAGGCTTTATCAAGAAGAAGGAGCAACACTAATGCAGACGTTCGATCTTTTGGGACAATTGTTCCTGTACTTCACTGCTGGCGTCTTCTGGGGATGGAAGACTTATGACTTCGCCACGGACTTTCTGGAGAAGCGCCGCGTCAAGAACAACATGACTGCTTTCATCAATAGGATGAGGACTGACGCCGCGCCTACTCTTGATAGGCTGATCAAGGAAGCCAGAGAGCAAGTCAAAAAGCCGAAAGGTGAGCCTGTGGTCCAGACTTTCAAATGGCGCCATGGAGGGAAGATCAACGAAGTCAAGATCGTGATCGACCCTGACCTTGATAGCTCCATCCCGGGCACCAGCGATGAGTTTGAGGAGCTGATAAAGAACGGGGACGCTGGTAAGCTGGAGGACCTTCTAAACAACATTGCCCAGCCTTCCGAGAAGAAGAAGATGGCAGAGGTTGATCAGTTTACCTTCTCGCCTCATTCTGTGGCCCAGATGAAGCTAGTTGGGATGTCCCCTGACGAGCTGGTGGTCAAGATGCTGAAAGCTGCCGGGAGAATGGATTGAGAGACCCACAAGGACGCCCGATTAGGCGACCAGAGCTGAAGCGATATAGCCGCGCCAAATTCGTGGAGAGCGGCTATATCATTCCTCGCCTGCAAGACAAGAAGGTAGATACCCATGCTGTTGGCTTCACGGCTGAACTTCTCGCCCAGTCATATGAAGAGGGCGAGGGGGATTAAGGGGCTCTACAGGGCCAAGGCTCTGGAGCCCCTCACTTCCGGTAATGGTATTGACCAAACACCCAGCCCGGGTACAGTAGCCTCCAGTAGTCCATATGGAGGCTTAGTGACCATGAGCAACAACGCCTATACCGGGTACACCGCAACTCTTCAAAACCTTCAGGCTGTTTATCCCTACAATGGGTCCGTCGCCACCGCTGGGTATCAGCAGGCATATGTGACTGGAACTACCGCCGCTGGAACCGTAGGAGGGCCGTTCCCTGCCACATGGAGCGGCTGGGTTACGGCGCCTAATACCAACGCGGTACTGGGCCAAGCCGGAAGTTTCCCCGGGGCATACATTCTGCCAGCAGAGCCTATCTACACCATGAACCCGCCCTCCCGCGAGGACTTCACGGAAGACGAGATTAACCGGGCGCTGGAAATCATTGACGAGCTGGAAGTCCGGTATGCCTAAAGGCGTCCCCGGTCCTGTCTACACCAACGAGCATCAGGCGCTTCACCAGCGCCTGCGTTGGCTCCGACAGAACATGCAGCCCTACATGACCCAAGAACAGCTCGCCACAGCCTCTGGGGTGAGCCTCTCATTCATTAAATCGTATGAGGTTGGCGGTGTCGCCCATATGAGTACCGACACCATCAGGAAGCTCGCCCACGGCCTTGGCTGCAAGATGACTATTCGCCTGATGCGAGTAAGTGATCGAGAGATAATCGACTGCCTGACGGAAGGTCCACCTTTGCCCGCCGTCCCAAAACGTCCGGATAAAATTTCGGTGGAAGCCCGAACGCGGGCCTTATCACGCGAACGTTCTCCTTGGTCAGAAGCTCGCCAGCAGCGATTGGCGCGACGACGTAAATAGAACGCCGGAACTTCAAATTAGGCTCTTGGACTTTGGAGAAAGATGGTTGGGTAGCTTGCCAAGCTGCTTTGCAGGAAGCTGCTAGTTCAGCAAATTCCAAGGGCTCAAGGCTAAAAGCACTATCAGGACCCCCATCAGACCGACGTAGCGTAAGATGCTTTTCAATGATAGTGGCTCCAAACGCCACGGCAGCAACGCTAACCCCCACACCAAGAGTATGATCGCTAAGGCCGACCACATGCCTACCTCCCATCAGTTCGCTGAGTGGACCCAAGGCCGGTAAGTTGGACTGGTCTGCTGGCGCCGGATAGGCGCTGACGCAATGCAACAGAGCGATATCCTCGTTGCCTGCGCGCCCCCTAACAGTCCTTACCGCCGTGCAAATCTCCGTCGTGTTTGCCATCCCGGTGGATATGATGACGGGACGCTTCGTTTCGGCAATTCGTGCGAGTAGAGGAACATCAGTAATTTCAAAGCTCGCCACCTTGTAAGCGTTAGGAGAAAGATGCTCCAAGAGGCTGACCGAGCTTTCATCGAATACGGATGCGAATATTTCCAGCCCGCGAACAGTACGAGCATAATCAAATACTCGCTCCATCCACTCAAAAGGAGTATGCGCTTCCGCATAGAGATCATAAAGCGTTCGCCCAGCCCACGGTCCTTCCTTGATGAGAAAGTCATCGCTATCGCTCTTCATGGTCATGGTATCAGGCGTGTAGCACTGAAGTTTTACAGCGTCGGCGCCAGCGAACTTGGCTTCGTCAATCAGCCTGAAGACATTGTTGATGTCGCCAAGATGATTACCGCTCAGCTCCGCTATCAGGTACGGCGGCTGACTTATCGAGATTTCGCGGTTTCCAATCTTCATCTGCCATAGCCCTCATCAGTCTGGACACTTCAAGGTCCATTATTAAAATCTTGCCCAGCGCCTCTTTGGTGGCCTTGGGATTAGCCTTCATGGCTATCTTCAGGATATCCATCCAGTTCTGGTTATTGTGAGCGCGAACGCGACCTATCTGGTCAAGAATTTGATCGTCTGTTGTCATCTGAAGATTTTCCTTAATCTTGCTATGTGTTCTGGCTTGATGTCGTATGAGCAAACCTCAATCATAATAAGTCTATTCAGCGACTTGTATGCTTCACCCTCAATTAGCTCATACATTCTGTCTTGAGTTAACCAAGTATTTGAAAGTGGCTTATCCAGAAGATTGCCATCGTATCCAACCTCAACAGGTATGGTGAGGTTCTGATTTCTGAACATCTGGACCATTGATGTCGCTGAGTAGTCTATATTAACAATAAGAGGAAGAGCGTAGTAGGAATGCTCGCAGTCAGTCCTGACTTCCATCTTTTTGAAATAGGTTCCCTCAACAGCTTCTATAATACCGCGAGCCACTTCCTGCCTGCCAGCAACAATCTTCGGAAGCTTCTTGAGCTGCTCGCGAGCGATGGCTGCGGTAATCTCGGTCATTCTTAGATTAAGCCCCGGCGCTGCCTGCCCACGGCACTCACCATGGTTAATGGCGCCTGCCAGCTTTACATAAAGCCCTTCATCATTGTCGTTAACAACGCAGACGCCACCTTCACCGGTCTGGATGTGCTTGTGGACATTAAGGGAGAACACCCCGATATGACCGATGGTCCCGGTGTATTTACCGTTCTCCTTAGCCATGATGGCTTGAGCGTTGTCTTCGATCAGGTAGATGCCGCGACTATCGCAGATGCTGCGTAGCTGATGCAGCTTGGCTGGATGCCCGAACATATTGGTAGCAATGACCGCCTTGGTGCTTTCTGTGATCTGATTAGCCACGTCAGAAGGAGATAGACAGAAAGTATCAGGCTCAATGTCTGCCAGAATGATGGTGGCGCCAAGAACGGCAGGAGCGCATGCAGTGGCCGACATGGTGAAGTAAGGGACAATCACTTCGTCCCCGGGACCAACGCCAATAGCCATACAGGCAGCCAGAAGACCTGAGGTAGCCGAGTTGCATGGTATGGCGTTGTCTACCTTGAAAAACTTCTCCCACTCAGTCTGCAAACCGCGAACCTCAGGGCCAGCACCCATCTTGCTTGCTACATATCCAGATAGGTTGCCGCTGCGGATAACCCGCAAAACAGCCGCCTCTTCTTCTTTCCCGATAGTGTTGAATTTACCGATCATAGGTAGCTCTTCAGTTCTTCGACCGTCAGGAATTTGCTGTTGTTGATGCTGGTATACTCTTGTGGATTTGTTATGTTGGACACGCCATCGCTGTTGATTATATACCGGTCCCATGCTTCCAGCGCTCCTCTAGCTTCTTCCTCCGTCATGAGGATTTCGTGAAGTTTCTCGCCCGGCCTGATGCCAACGATGGTCTGCGGCAGTGTCGGCGCCATAGCTCTGGCTAGATCGACTACGCGCATGGATGGAAGCTTCGGGATGAAAATCTCCCTTCCCTTCATCATTCCTAGCGAGGAAAGAACAAGATTTACAGCTTCGTCCATCGTCATCCAGAACCGCGTCATGCGCGGATCAGTGATGGGAATGCTTTCGCCTAGCTCAACAAGTTCACGGAATAGAGGAACAACAGAGCCACGGCTTCCGACGACATTACCGTACCGGCAAACGCTGTAAATACAGCGCCCAGCACTAACGTTATTGGCTGCAACAAAGATTTTCTCTGCGGCCAACTTTGTAGCGCCATATAGGTTAAGTGGAGAGACAGCCTTATCAGTGCTAAGCCCAATAACCCGAGTAACACCAGCAGCAAGGCTAGCACGACAGACATTTTCGGCTCCATGAATATTGGTAAGCACACACTCAAACGGATTGTACTCAGCCGTAGGAACGATCTTAAGCGCCGCAGCGTGGATGACCGTATCCACACCATGCATAGCCATTTCAAGCCTAGCCTGATCCCGCACGTCACCGATGAAGAACCGCAAGCGATCATCCCCGAACTTGCGCGCCATCTCCTCTTGAAGATGTTCTCCGCGAGAGAAGATGACGATGCGACTTGCCAAGCGTTCTTCCAGAAGAAGCTTAGTCATGGCCTGACCGAATGAGCCAGACCCGCCTGTAATCAGGACCTTCATCGGACCCCCTTGGTAGTTACCAGCCCGCCATCCAAATGCTCTAGGATGTCGGACCCGACAGCTTCTTTGATAACCTTCAGCGTACTGTACCAAGCGTTTAGGATGCGACTACACTCAGACCACTTGTGAGCATAACTCAGATTATGACTACCGATGATCAGAACGCCATTCTTGGCCATCTCCTGAATGAACAGGGTCTGGATGCCATTGTTCTTGAACTTGATGCGGTTCAACTGAGGTGGGCCATATAGACTAATGTACTCAGACAGACCGGCATCTTCTATTAGGTTTTCGATATCAACCTCTAGGGTCATACCAATATCTAACAGATGTTCAGGAACATTCTCTCGCTCCAACTTCTCTATAGTGGCAATGGCTGCTACGATAGAAAGCGTCTCGCCAAAGAAAGTGCCTGAGTAGCTGATCTCAGTCATCTTGCTCATATACTTCTCAAGCCCAACCAGAGCTGAGATAGGCATGCCGTTAGCCATGGCTTTGCCAAAGCAAGCCAGATCAGGCACCACGTCATGGACGGCGCCAAGACCGCCAAGACCGCAACGGAAACCGGTTATGATCTCGTCAAAGATCAGAATGCTGCCGTTATCAGCAGTGTTCTGCCTGAAGTTTTGAAGCTGTTCCTTGGTGAAGAACTCAGGTTCTATGATGACAGCAGCAATCTCATTCGGCCTAACATCAAAGATGTTGCCCATCTTGTCTGGCTTAAAGGAAAGATCAGACACGGCGCCGGGGATGCCATTGTTGCGGTCAGTAACGCCCATGCTCCAGTCGTGCCAGCCGTGATAGCCATAGACAACTACCTTGTCTCGACCAGTTACATGACGCGCGAGGCGCACAGCAGCCGTAGTGACATCGCTACCGTTCTTGCCGAACCGCACCATCTCCGCGCACGGAATGTGCTTGCTCAGAAGCGCAGATAGCCTTTCCTCAATAGGTGTCGCAAGACTAAAGCTAATACCATTGCTAAGCTGAGCGCGTATAGCATCGTCCACGTCTGGGTCACGATAACCAAGAATATTAGGTAAAAGCCCACCAACGCAGTCGATATAATCATTCCCATCAACATCAAATACATAGGCGCCGTCCCCATGGGTAACAAACAGGGGAGCTGCCCCCTTTGGGAACATTAGCTTACTTTTACTGAAAGTCTGAGCCCCAAGAGGAATGATATGCTCTGCTTTGTCGAGCATGACCATGGATGAGCTGTAAGACCGCTTCACGTCACCTTCAGCACCGAGAGCTTCATAGAAGCGCTCATTGCGGGAGAACTTCTCATTCAGCTTCCTGATCCATGGCTCCTTATCAAGGATTGACAGGATTTGTAGGTATCCGGGTGGCTGGCCACTATCGCCAAGCCTCTTCGCGACTTCCTGTATGAAGTCATAATCCTCCGGACTATCGAGAACCCATCTCTCCCTAACCAGAGTAGGGACACCGCACACAAGGTTAGCCGCAGGAAAACGTTGACGGTTCCGCACCATAAAACGAGTAACAGTATCCCGATCAGTCGGGCGAACAGCTTCGCGGTTTGCAATTTCAAGTGCGTCTTTTGTGAAAACCTCGACATCCAACCCGTCTGGATATGATGGAGGATCAGTGTTGGTAGCATATGCAGCATCCTTCATAGCGCGCAGTCGTATGACTTCGCCAATAACAGTGGGATCAAGGAGGGGGCAATCGCCCGTGAGCCTGACAACGATGTCGGCGCCAGTGGCGCTCAGCGCCGCCATATAGCGGGAGAGTACATCCGTCTCCGAGCCTCTGACGACACTGATGCCACGCTGCTCGCACCATTGGGCGATCATGTCATCACCTACCTCAGTCGAGGTGGCGACGATAACCTGATCTACACCGGGGGCTCGCCGGGCAGCCTCTACCACCCATTGGATGGTTGGTCTACCCGCAATATCCATCATTACCTTGCCCGGGAGGCGGGTGGAACCCATACGGGCCTGAACTACTGCAACTGTCTTCACTGAAGGACACTCCCGGTATCGTTTTCTGCTCGCCAATCCTGAATTTTCTGGTGACACACGTCGCACGTAATCGCGACCTTGGTCATGTCATGACCGGGATACAGCCTCTTGAACTCCTTCTCTGCATCCTCGTCAGTCCAAACCTCATCGGGCGGCAACGGGAACTCTTCCTCACACAGTTCGCATTTGAACGTCTTCTTCTTAGTCATCTAATCCAGCCTTCTTTCTTGCATCCATAACAATCTGAAGTGCGGCAACACCATCAGAGCCGTCAGCTAGTGGACCACGGTCCTTGCCTTCTATGGCGTTGATAAACGCCTTCATCTCATCGATGTAGTTCTCATCAAAGGTATCGGTGAATTTTGCTTCATGATCTTCCTTGCCTGAGAAGTCCCATGCTGGACCCCAAGATACCTCGCGCTTCACCAGATCGCACAGGATCATGTTATCTTCGCTTCTTATGGAAAATCCTCTATCCTCAGGATGTTTAAGGTAGTCAGCGCTAACTGAGACAGAAGCCTCGTTCATATCAAGAGCGACCATCTGTATGTATGCGGATACGTCCTGCTTGCTTGTGGGTCCAAGCATATTGACGTTGCACAATTCTACATGAAGATTTCCAAGTAGATGTCTAGCAAGATCGATCTCATGAGAAGCCCAGTTTCTGATTACCCCGTCTCTGAGATACTCAGGCTTGTTGTTCTTTTGCAGAACCCTAAAGTCAGCTTCCTTAAGATCACCGATGAAACCACCATCGATCAGTTGCTTGACCTTCTTGACGCAATGATGGAAGCGAAGATTGAACCCGGTAGCCACCACAAGATCAGGCTTCTCTGATCTGGCGCCCATGATGTATCCAGCTATGTATGGAGGACAATCATAGCCAATAGGCTTCTCAACAAGCACATGCTTGCGAGCATCCAGCACATCACATAGATCGCGGCCATGCTGTTTGGTTGGCGTGCAGACAATCACAGCATCAGACATCTTGATGACCTGATCGCGCTCCATTGAGCCAAGCACAACAGGATCATGAAAGACAACCTGATGCCCAAGGTTCATAAGATTTCGGGCATGACGATCACCGATAGACCCAAGACCTAAGACCCCGACAAGCATGGAAAGCCCCTCTCAATATCTTTCTTCAGAACCCAGACAGCCGTCTGATCAGGTAGAGACATTTTGTTGATCAGCTTGTAGGCAGGATTAGCAAGCCAAAGCTTCGAATAATCCATCTTGTACGTCATGAGCCCCGGGACATGCTTGTTGGGTACCGAGTGCGGGAATTCAGGATCAAAGTCATGTATGATCAAGTATCCCTTATCCGCCAATAAATTATCCCCCTGCGTAACGATCTCACACAGCTCTTCAGGATCGCAGACATAAAGACAGAAGCCATAGATCACCATGTTCATGGAATGTGAGACAAACGGATGACCAGTCATCGTGCCGCGCTGCAATGAGATTTTTGGAAATCTGGCCTGACCGTTTGCTATGGCGCTGACTGATGGATCGACCCCGAAGCAATACCACTCATACATTTCACGCAGTTTATCCAGCCGCCATCCGTTAGAGCATCCGAACTCCACTACTGATGAGTAATGGATAAGATAGACGTTAGACTCTATGGAGGCTATAACAGGATCGTTAGCCTCCTGATCCTTCATCTGCCAGAAGTTACGGGCAAACCATGCGTCACCCTCACTTTCGGAGAAGATATCTTCCTGCTTACCCATCATTACCTCTCAGGGATATTATCCAGCACCATGATATAGTTTGGTGAGCAGGCATAATGATCACCGAGATTAGGCAATTTTGAGGCGATCTCATTGATCGGGTGATCGTAAGACGGCTCCTTGCCTTCCATGGCAGCCAGTTTGGCGTAAATCACCCTAGAAATGATGTAGTAGAGGTTTCCAAGGTTTTCCATGAGAGATACCTTGAAGAGCTTTCCAGAGTTTTCGGTGAAGAACTCGTTGAGCTTGTCTTCTGGGATGTAGAAGTTGTGCCAGCGCTCTACAATCGGAGGTAAATCAACGATCTCGCGCATGAAATTCAGCTTTTTGAGGCCCTCCTTGGTGTTTTCTACCAAGATGATTGACCCGGTAGGCGTCAGGAGCTTCCTCATCTGCAAAATCGACAGCTTTTGCTCTTCCCAGTTCGCCAAATTGATCAAACAGCGCTCAGAAAGCACTGCATCGAACTTTTGGTGCTGAAGATTGGGGTGTCTGGAGATGGAAAGGACATCCCCAGTGAAGAAAGTGACGTTGGGGACCCCATCGGCAGCCTTCTTGGCCTCCTCAATCATCTTTTCAGAAAGATCGACGCCAATAACCATTGCGGTTGGGTACGCTTTGGCGATTTCCAGTGTGGAGAAACCATTACCACAACCAATATCCAAGATAGCGTCCGGTTCGATGATTTTCAGCACATCTAGGATGCGGGATAGCTCCACATTCTTGCGATAGAAGCTATCCGGCGCCGTAGCCTTATCAGAGGTGCCGTGGGTTTCGGCCTGCAAGTCCCAAAAATCTCCAATGTTATTCACGCAGCTAAATCCTTTTTGTAAATGTACTTGGCGTCAAGACCGGAACCGAACTTGAAGTGCCCCGGCATGTTGGCTGCCAATTCCATGCCTGACCTTTCGATCACCTTCCGGATGCCAAGGTTCTTCGCCATACAGCCAGCCTCAATCCTCCGTATCTTGTTTTCGACAGCCCACGCCATGACAGCCTGCCAAGCCTCTATCCCGTACTTGCGGCCCCACGCCCACTTCTCCCCGATGAGAATACCCATCTGGAGAACATCGTTCTGAGGGTCGTGATGGGTTGTGATGTTGCCGATATGCATGTTGGCGCCGATCACATTGATGGTCCACATGCAGTTCTTGATCTGATCGAAGCTCCTCACATAAGCCTGACAGTCCTCATAGGTATGCTGCCGATGGCGCAGCTCAGAGAACTTCACGACATCAGGATCATTCAGCCACCGCGAGTAATCCGCAATGTCTTCTGAGGCTGGGACTAAGATTAGTCCCTTTGTTGACAGCGGAGAACACTTCGCCACCTGCTGAGCGATCTCGTCATATTCATCGATTGGCTTACTCATTTCTTCGGCGCTCCCTTTTTGATTTTCGGCACGACAACAAACCGACCATGATCATCGATGGAATGGATGACGGTCTTCATGAGACCCTCCAGCAAGACCATGATGTGCTTTGAGTTAGCGTCGAACTCGCCCAGCTTTTGTCGTTCGTGATAGGCTTCCTCTATTTGATAATAGAGGTCGATCAGCTCTTTCTTTTTCATATCGTTCCTCTTCAAGCATCACGTCGTTAATGATCCACTGAGCCCTATCCACTGGAAGGTGCTGTCTCAGGATTTTCCATAATCTTGCTCTGCTGATCATTGGTGCCCCCGGCACGGAATTGAACCTGCGACCTAAGTCCTACAAAGACCTTGCTCTACCGCTGAGCTACGGGGGCTTGTTCTCCTATAACCTCAATGAACCTGACCGGACCCGGCTGAGTGTCATCGAACACGCCAATGACAAGACGGCCCGTGTACCAAGCAAATGTGTCCAGATTGGTGCGGTTCTCATAAAGCTTTGGACCATCTGCGAATTGATGATGGCCATGGATGACGTGACGCTCTTCATGACCAATATCAGCGCCATCTGGATACAGACCCCAAAGTAAGGTCTGGTCCTTTTGCTCACCCAACCGCAACGTCGGATCAACCATGGCGTGAACGAACACGCGCTTTTCATCGACGTGCATAAGCGGAAGAGCGTCCAACCAATCAAGATGCTCCTTCGGAACCACCTTAGGATTGTATTCCCCTTGCCTTGGATGCCCATAAGACATGAGCGTGGCGCCGCCACCATTTCCAATCCACCAGTCAGGCTGAAGAGGCTTTTGAAGCGTCTCAACCATCATAGCCTCATGATTTCCCTTCAGGCAGACCACTGGCCAGCCCTTATCTTGAACCTTCATAAGGAAGTGAATGATCTGGGCGCTGTTAGGTCCACGGTCCACGTAGTCACCAAGAGTGACTATGCTGTGTTCCTGATCTGGGTACTTGGCCGCGTCAGCGTCAATCATCCCTATCGCCTTAACCAGAAGATCAAAGCGTCCGTGCAAATCGGCAAAAGCATATGTAATTGTCATACCCAAACAGTCTCAATACATTACGTCGCAATTATGGTACTTAGTGGGCAGGAGTAAGCCCTTATGGACCAAAGTAAAATTGCCAACATCGCGAAAGCGACTTCCAAACTTCGTGAAAAGATGGAAGCCGCACTGCACGAAAAGAGCCTAATATCCTTCGTCGGCTATGTTTGGCCAGTGGTAGAGCCCGCAATTCCCTTTGTAAAAGGTTGGGCTATATCGGCAATTGCTGAGCATTTAGAAGCAGTTACGGATGGGCATATAAAACGCCTACTGATCAACGTTCCGCCCGGCTTCTCCAAGTCCCTTTTGACTGACGTGTTTTGGCCAGCATGGGAATGGGGTCCTAAGAATAAACCGTGGTATCGCTACGTCTGCGCTTCGTACTCTAACCATCTGACAGAGCGCGATAATATGCGATGCAGAAACATCGTCATGAGCGACAGATATCAGCGTTTATGGGGCAATAGATTTCACATTTCGAACGATCAGTTTACCAAGGTTAAATTCGCCAACGATCAAACAGGCTGGAAACTGGCCACGTCAGTGGGTGGTATCGGCGTCGGTGAGCGCGGTGACAGGTTCATTATCGATGACGCCAACAATACCATGATGATGGAGAGTGAGGCCGTCCGCTCCAACGTCAATATGTGGTTCACGGAAGTTGTCCCTGACCGTCTGAATAACCCCCAAGAAAGCGCAATTGTTGTTATCCAACAGAGGCTTCATGAGGAGGACGTGTCAGGCGTAGCCCTCTCCAGAGAGCTTGGATATACGCACTTAATGATCCCCATGCGGTACGAACCGACTCGCCATTGCGTCACTGTGATTGGTACAAATCACGTTGGTGAGGAGATTATCTGGGAGGACCCGCGAACTGAGGAAGGTGAGCTGGCTTGGCCAGAACGCTTTGCCAAAGAGAGCGTGGATGCTCTGGAGCATGCCAAGGGACCATACGCTTGGGCCGGTCAATACCAGCAAACGCCAGAACCACGCGGCGGCGCCATCATTAAGAGGGAATGGTGGCAGCCATGGAGCCAGAACAATTATCCGCAGATGGACTTCATTCTGGCTTCCCTCGACAGCGCCTACACCGAAAAAGAGGAGAATGACCCCTCCGCGATCACGTTCTGGGGGGTCTACAGGGACGACTTGGGCAATCCACGGGTAATGCTGCTTTACGCTTGGGAAGAGCGCCTAGCCCTCAATGACCTTGTTGAGAAGGTAATTGAATGCTGCACGATAGACCGGAAGACCACGATCTGTGATTACCCACGCTTCAAGGTCGATAAGCTCCTGATTGAGAGCAAGGCCAGCGGTATCTCGGTATCTCAGGAAATAAGACGAATTGTGGGTTTTTCAGGGCAATTTGGTATCGAACTGATCAACCCAACCCGTCAGGGCGATAAAGTCGCCCGCGCCCACAGCGTTGTCCATTTGTTCTCTGACGGCATGATTTTCGCGCCAGACGGGGACCGGGAGTGGGTCCAGAAGGTCATCAACCAATGTGCTTCTTTTCCTAAAAGCTCCCATGACGACTTGGTGGATAGCACCACTATGGCACTCAGATATTTACGAGATATGGGATTTGTCCTCAGGCGCGAGGAGTGGGAGTTTGAAGCCGCCGAACAATTAGCGTATAGAAAAAAACCACAAGCACTATACCCGTGCTAGCGGATACCTACTAAATGGCGGCTGGCCTCACGCATCTCGACCCCATCAATGTCACCCAACCTCCGGGTGGAAATCCCTTTGCTGCGCCGTCAACTGTTGATATTTCTCAACAGGATAACCAGCAGAATGATGGAGGTGTAAAAAATCCTGATGGATCGGTCACGTTTGACTTCTCCCCGAAGGCGCCAGCCAGCGAAAACAATGACTTTTATAGAAATCTGGCTGACGATATCGATGAAGCTGAGCTGGATCGTATTGCCTCTGACCTGTTGGATGGCATCCAGATCGACATCCAGTCCCGCAGGGAATGGCTGGAGAACCGGGCTAGAGGCATCGAATTACTAGGGTTTAAGCTTGAAATCCCGTCAGGCGAGGTTGGCGCGGAGAGTATATCCAAGGTCAGGCATCCTATTCTGGCAGACGCTGTTCTCCGGTTTCAGGCCAATGCCCGTGGCGAGCTTCTTCCTGCTGGTGGTCCGGTCAAGGTCAGGAACGACACTACCTTGGGTCCCAAGACCCCGATTGCCCAAGCCCCTCCTCCGACACCGCCTCCTGCTGCACCGCCTCAAATGGGACATAATGGTGGTCCACCAATGGGGAACCCAGCGATGGGTAACGCAGGCGGTCCACCTCCACCCCCAGCCCCGGCAGGGCCGCCTGCGCCTCCCCCGGGTATGCCTCCTCAGGGAGGGCCACCGCCCCCGCCTCCCGGTGCAGCCCCGCCGCCTCCTCCCACTGGGATGATGCTGCCTCCAGCTCCTGCCATTCCTGACGGACAAAATGATCCGGCAGACGAGATGGCGCAGGCGCTTGAGACCGACTTCAACCATTTCTTGACCGACGTAGCGACTGAGTACGTCCCAGACACAGATCGTATGCTGTTCTGGATTGGCGCGGGGGGTCAGGGCTTCAAGAAGGTCTACAACTGTCCGATCCGACAAAGACCGGTTTCGGAGAGTGTTGATGCTGAGCATCTTGTCGTTAATGACGCTTCGACGGATTTGCAGAACTGTGGGCGCATTACCCATGTCATTAAGATGCGTCCTTCCAGTCTCAAGCGTATGCAGATTTTAGAAGTCTACCGCGACATTGAGCTGCCTACGGCGCCAGCCTTCATTCCTCCCACTCCAGTAGACCAAGAGAAGTCAGAGATATCTGGCATCAATCCTCAGGCTCAGCGCCCGGCAGATGCTGAGCATGAAATCTATGAATGCTATTGCGAGCTGGATATCTCTGGTTTTGAACATAAG